CAAATCAATCCAGAAGAAAATGAGCTTATTGAAACAGCACAGGGAGTCAATCCTTATCATCTTCTTAAAGGAAAAGATTTTGTATGTATAGTTGGGAAGAAGACAAAAATATTTAGAGATTGGGGTAAATGTAAATTTATGGAAGAAGTTACTCCCCTTGTATTTAAAGTTGGAGATAAACAAGTAATTGTTGAAAATAATGAAAAATCCATTAATCTTGTTCAAGAATTTTTAAAGAAAAATACTCCAGTCTTAGATGAGTATAAACATCGAGAATGGACTGATGATACTTATAATAAAGTTGCAGAGTTTATGATTTCTACAATATCTAATAAGACAATACTTAATATGGTAATAGATAGAAGTAAAGATGAGAAAATTAAAACCTTATTGAGAGCAAAATTATCAGGGAAGCCTGTAACTAATTCTACTCCCAAAGTAGAGGATGATTTAGTATTCTCTGGAACAAATAACGAGCCGTTTGCGAAAGAAAAAGTAGAGACTGCTGCTGCTCCAGCTGCTGCTCCAGTTGCTGCTGCAAAATCTGATAGCACTACTGGAAATGATGATTACGATGATTTATTTTCAGACCTATAATAAATATTTATAAAAAAACCAATTAAAATGGCGAAAAACAAAAATTTAAAGAAAGTAGAAGATGATTCTACTGAAGATGTAATGGTAAAAGAAGCTGGTGAACAAAGACCTAATCAAAAAGAAGCTCCCGATGCACCTGGAACTCCTGAAGATTCAAAGAAGGGACATGTTTTACTAGGTACTATTTCTTATCAAAGTTTAGAAGATTACGAGAAATTTCTTAATAATTTAGATATAAATCAATCTTTATTCGTTTTAATATCAGGATGTGGATTCGCACAATCTAGAGGAGCATATAGTTTAGAAGAATCTGAGCTAATATCTAGAGCTATAAAGACTATCAAGAAAACATCTGATTCCTCTCAACCGGCCAAGGATATTGCCAAGGAGGATAAAGAATAAAATTAAAAATGATAAATGGATTTTGTTATAGATGGAAACGCATACTTAAATGTAGCACTAAGTGTTACAAGATCTATCCTTTATAAAGACAAGGGAGTAGGTAAAAAGTACTACGTCAATGATATTTTTAATGAAGGAAAACTTATTTTAAAGGAAGAAGTCAAGCTTCAATTCAAAAAATTCTGTATAAGTTACTTAGGATCACTAATTGCGCCTGTTGGAAATAAACTCGAACAGGTGCATTTAGTGTTCGACTCAAGAAGTTGGAGAAAAGAATATATTACTAAAGCTTTTGAAAAAAATATATTTGATTCAGAAGTTGCTCCAGTAAAATTTGAGTATAAGGGAAACAGAAAAAGAGACGATAAAATATATCTATTCTTTGAATATTTTCAAAAAGAAATAATTCCAGCTTTAGTAAGAGAAACTAATATAACTTATTACAGAATACCTGGAACAGAGGGAGACGATATCATTGCTTTTCTATGTGAAAGACTAGAAAATGATATACTAGCATATACAGTAGATGGAGATCTAAAACAATTAGTATATAATAAAGATAAAAATATTATTTTAATATATCCTAAGCAGATGTCAAAACATAAGAAGGTATTTGTTCCTAAGGAATTACACCCAGATTTAGCTGATGACGAGGATGATAATTTCTTTTCTTTAACAGAATCTCATATAATAGAACCATCAATGTCTAGAACTATAAAGGTTCTAAAAAATAAAGATTATTTTGAATATGTAGTAGACCCAGTCACAGAAATATTTACTAAAATACTAAGGGGAGACAAAAAGGACAATATTCCTAAGATTTATAAAATGACTCCAACTAAAACTAATAAATTAATATTAGACATCAAAAAAGATTATGGAAATAGTGCAATCGATCTACTTGATGTTTTAGATAAAGATTTTATTAGTTATGTTGTTGAAAAAATAAGTATCCTAAATAAGATAACTGATCTTAATAAATTACATAATATTCAAAAACATTTTATATTTAATTCTAAAATAATAAGACTATCTTCTAGTCTTTTTCCTGAAAAAATAAAAAAATCTTTAGAAAATGACTTGAAAAGTAAAACCTTTTTGCAGTTCGATAATAAAAGATTTAGTACTATAAAAAATAATATATCATTAATATGAAACCACTATACGAAAGGATATTAATTAAGCCTTTAGAAAAAGAAACAACAACTGCACATGGAATAATGCTTCCAGAAAAAGCAGTAAAGCGACCAAACTTAGGAATAGTAATAAAAGCTGGGCCTGGAACAAAACATCAGCCAATGGCAGTTAAAGAAGGAGACAAAATTATATGCAACCGATTTGCAGGAGTAGATATGATGTATAAAGGAGAAAAGCACTATATTGTAATGGCAAATGATGTAATTGCGATACTAGATTCATTTGATGATGTAAACCTGGAGGAATACGAATAAAGATGGTGACTGCTATAATATTACATACTAGTCTATATCTATTCTTTTTTGCTCTAGGATATAAGATTGGAAGAAAAGTAGAAAAATATGAAAATAACCAAAAACAATAATATATATGTTACCCGAATTATTTGACATGCTGGAGTCAGACTGTCTAGCACAGATTAAAAAAGCTAAATTAAGCCTAGAATTACTAGGAAACAAATCATCAGGAATTGGAGATCATTCGACTACTGATTTCTATAAAAATGCTAATGACGCACTATCTAGCTTAGCTGATGCAGAGGATAAAATAGATTGCCTATATAAGAATTATCCAAAAATATTATAAAATAAATTAAAACCTTCCCATAAGGTGCAGTATTAGATATAATCGTTAAAACAATATTACTATTATGAAATTTATGGAAGCTTTAAAATCAAAAAACAAAGAGACTGAAAATGGAATGCCTACTAATTCCACATCTCTTAATAATTGTCTAGATCTATTCTTTAGATCAGGTGCAATGAGAGCATCTTCTCCTATTGAAATAAACACACTTATCACTAAAGCATTTTCTGAAGATCCTGCCAGGGCAATAAAGATATTATTCTGGGTAAGGGATATTAGAGGAGGAGCAGGAGAAAGAAGATTCTTTAGAGTATCAATGAGACACCTATCTAGTTTATTTCCTAATAAAATGTCTAAGGTCTTACCTTTAATTCCAGAATATGGAAGATGGGATGACCTAGTGTCCCTTGAAGGGACTAAAGTAGAAAGACAAGTATTACTTATTATAGAGGGAGCTTTGTTAAACGAGGATGCCCTATGTGCTAAGTGGATGCCTAGAAAGGGAACGTTTGCTAATAAACTTAGAAAATACTTAGGGTGGTCGCCAAAACAATATAGAAAAAAATTAGTTGAATTAACTAAGGTTGTTGAAACACAAATGTGTGCCAAAGAGTTTGATAAAATAGAGTATTCTAAGGTTCCTTCTTTAGCTATGTCTAGATATGGTAGAGCATTTATAAAAAATGACGAGAATAGATTTGGCGAGTATGTAAAAGACTTACTTGATAATAAAGATGGAGTTAAAATTAATGCCGGAGCCGTATATCCATATGATGTAATAAAAGGAATGAGAGCAGGAAATGAAGCATCTCAATCTCAATGGAATAACCTTCCTAATTATATGGAAGAAAATAAAGAAAGAATTCTTCCCCTAGTCGACGTTTCAGCTTCAATGACCAGTACGTGCGGTGGAAATCTAACATGTTTAGACGTTGCCTTGTCACTTGGTTTATATATAAGTGAAAGAAACATTGGTCCATATAAAGATCACTTTATAACATTTTCTGGAGCACCGGAGCTTCAACATTTATCTGGAGATTTAATGTCAAGATTACAACAATTAGAAACTGCCAATTGGGATCAGAATACTGATTTATCTTTAGTATTTGATTTAATATTAAATCAAGCAATAAAACATAATATTTCTACAGAAGAAATGCCAACTCAGTTACTAATACTATCTGATATGGAATTTGATGAGGCAGTAGATACTAATTCTGGATGGAGTGAGGAAATTTCAGATTGGAATCCAAATGCACAGGAAATGATATCTAAAAAATATAATGAGGCTGGATACCAAGTTCCAAATATTATATATTGGAATATACAAAGTAGAGGTTCAAATATTCCAGTAAAATTTAATGAAGATGGAACTGCTCTAATAAGTGGATTTTCTCCCTCAATATTAAAATCTATTCTAAGTGGATCTAATATAAATCCATTAGATATAATGGATAATACAATATTTAACGAAAGATATGATAAAATTATTTTAGAAAAATAATATAAATATATAAATAAAAGGGATAGTTACAGCAAACACTAACTATAGAAATCAAACATCTACAAATCTATCCCGATTTTTAATTAAAGGATTGCTACAGCAAATACTACTTACATAACTAATATGAAAAGTCAATCCTGTATTATAAAAGAGTAACTTAACGGTTGCTCTTTTTTTATAAACAAAAAAAGGGAAGCCTTTCAGCCTCCCTTTTCAATTAAACAATGATACTTTACTTCTTGTCGATCAACCTAACCAGTAATATTACTGCTAATAACCCCACAAATCCAGAGTTTCCTAAAGATTCAATAATTGCGGTTACGTTTCCAATGACATCAACACCAAATACAGGTGCTCCAAAAAGTACTTGAACTAATATTCCAACTGATAACAGTGTCATAAGAGTTTCTCCTACTCCGTCAAAGAAATTTTTAATCATTTTAAAAATGTTTTCCATCTTATTTTGATTTTTTTTGGTTTTGGCATTACTACCACTGACTTAAAATTTAAGCCCGAATCCAAGAGTTAGATTAGTGGTTTTTAAACCAGAATCATAAATAACCTTTGGATCTACGAAAATACTTTCATTATGAAATGAGAACATTTTGCCTACTCCCAGTTTAAGACCTTCCGTAGAAAATCCATCACTTTCGATGCATGCAAAGTACTCATTCCAAAAGTATCTCGCGGTAAAATCTAAATCTAGATCAGCACTCGAGTCAGCCTGTGCAACTGAACATCCAACAACTAAGTTGTTTGTAAAGCCATATCCTACAGTAGGACTAACCGACCAGTCGGTCCACGAAACATTCCCGATGTCTCCTGTTCCAACATACCAATCACCTTTTGCCTGACCGTTTGATGTATAGCAAACTGCTAACATACAAACTAATAAGCTCAAAAAGAATTTTTTCATTTGTTACTTGATTTTTTTAATTTAGAATCTAAAAACACATAAATCTGCTACGAGTTTCTAAACCCTATTGCGCATAATTGTTAATTACGCATTTGTAAAACAATAAAAAATTGGGATAAACAATTTGATTTTTTTAAAAAAAAAGGAGAAAACCGCTAGGCTCTCTCCTTTAGTTTTTTTAGAAGCTAGGCGTAAATCCAGTAGAATCTGAACTTAATTGGCCATCAGCTCTAGTAATAGTAATCCTATTAATAAATTTATGAATTCCTCTTGGGAAATTAACTAATACATCAAGTATAGCTGAGTTATTTTCAATAACCTCAGTCGTATTATTTGAAGCATCAAATATAACTTCGTAAGAAGATAATCCTCTAGCAGCAACTACTGAATCCATATAGTTTTCAACAATAGTTTTTACTCTTAATCTAGTAATTTCGTCATTGAAATCAAATAAGAAATTAAATAAGATTCTAGCAAGATCTTTTTCAATAGTAGAAAGATTATCTCTAACGTGAGCATTATTCAATGCTGAGTTAATCTTCTGATATGCTGTATTATTTGAGAATAATAAGATACCAAACCCTCTTCTCTTAACAATTAAGTTATGTCCAATAGGCTCTAAGAAATCTCTATCTTCGTTTGTAAGTTCATATTCAACCCCTACTAATTCAGGATCGGTTATAACTCCTCGCTTACCTCCAGCTACAATCATAAATGGCGTACCATTTTTGAATTTTCTAACATATAAGTTAGAAATATATGCTGCGGGAGGAACTGACATATTTCTATTACCATTTCTAATTATTAAATTAGGGAAAGTAAAATTAGAATATGACGATAACGGAACTCCATTAACATCTTCTTCAGCAAATGCAAAAGTATAGCTAGGATTCAAGTTTAAATCTCCTCCTTCAGAAATTAATCTAGCAGAAACAAGTTTATTAGAAGTATCAATAAAGCTTGGATCAACTGATTGTTCAAATTGCTCAATAGATGGAGAATTTAACAATGCCATTGCTTGTCCGTGCATTGCAGCAAGTTTAGCTAAGTAATATTTAGAGCTAGAAGATATTTCACCCTCATATGTATCTACAATATATCTAAAGTCGATTACTTCTTTTCCAGCAAGTGCTTCAGGTATAGATGTATAATCAAATAAGTATGATAATATATCTTGTTGTCTAGCAGCAGTAGAATTAGGAAGTAACGCGTTTCTAAGTTTAAATCCTGATAAAAATTGTCCTCTAAGAGTATCTACAAAATTATGAATTCCCTTATAAACAGATATCGTATTGTTACTAACCTCTAGTCCAGAAATTTCATCAACACTAGGAGCCATCGTAGTAACAGTATATTCTAATCTATATGGACTTAACGTTTCTTTTGATTGAACCGCTATAATCTTATAAAGTTTAGTTCTAGTACTTCCAATTGTGTTTCCTTTAATATAGTGATTTACTTTTATAAATTCATCAATTTCTGCTTTATTAGCAGGAGAAGCAGTCTCTATTCCTAAAATTAATTTATTAGGTTGAACTACTTGAAAATCAGTAAAGTAATTTGTATCTGATAAATCAAACTCTGCTTTAAAGTCTTTTTCATCAGCATTAATTCTAAAGTTATTCGAGTTTGGTCCCACATAAGAAACCGTACTTTGTTGATTTAATAAACTAGCATCGGAATAGCTTTCAATACTAACGTAAGGAACAGCTCCACTATCTAAATTATCAGTAAATTTAGCGTATCCGATTATCGCATTAGAAGCATTTAAAAATTCATCTCCAGATACAATAAATCCGTTTTTATATGAAACATAAGCATTAGTATCTTTACCTGCAGCATAATAATCATTACCCGATGCAGTTGCAGTAACCAATACACAATCTGCTCCCGTTAAAGTTCCACCTGCAAGTAATTGTGCTTCAGTAATTGAGGCAGTTTCTACATATATTAAATTACCATCCGCTGGTTTAGTGTAGCTTATTGTATCTAAAAGTGGTGTAGCTAATACTCCACCCGGTCCTTCACCATCATCTGCTGGTCTTATTGAATCATCGTATCCATGTCCAACAATATCTACTCTATGAGTATCTACTTCTTGATCTACATATGACGATGTTTCTAAATCAACTAAATCTAGTTTATCAGAATCTAATGAACATAAAATTCCAGTAGATGGAAATAATCTATTAATTAATCTATCAATTGAAATTGAATTTCCAGATTGATCTATAAAGTCAGGAAGTAAGCATCCCACTGTTCTATTAATAACTTTAATTTCTCTAAGTGCAAAGAATTCAGTAGATTTATCCTCTTTTAATCCGGTAGGCTCAAAATAAGTAGCATATACTGGATCCTTAGCTAATTTTAGATAATTAGTCCAGTCTCCTGCAACCATCATTACTTCAACCATATAGTCTGATATAAAATCATCCTTATGTAAATAAGTTGGGAATTCAATATCTGCGCCAACGGTGCTATACCATTCTTTTGCAGTTACATCAAATCCGCTAACATTTGCGCGTCTAACCCATATTGTAGCGTTAGTTTTGCCAGTGTTGCAGAATGATAGTATTTTATTAGATGGTGATGATACCATACCTAGTCCTCCAGGATTAGTAACAAAGTCATCACCTAAGTCTAAATTTTTAGTTCGGTTTAAGTATTCAGAGCTAGCAAACCACAATCTTCTCTTATTAAAGAAGTTAATAGTTGGCGATTGCTGTGGTCCAGTTAGATTGTTATATGATGATGATTCAGTATTAAAGGTAGTAAAATAAGATTTATCTAAGTTTGTACTACCCTCTGTTGTATCAAGAGGCATCACATTTAAAGCAAATACTGGTCCTTCTCTTAAGGCAACCTCTATTGAGCGATGGAAGTAACTCCCCGCTTTTTCTAATTTAGAGTCAATCATGCCAAATACTGCATTTAATGTTCTAACATCATTAATTAGTACAACAGTATTAAAGGGTCCTACTCTACTAGATCCAACTACTAATCTACCAGTAGTTAAAGGAAGAGCAACATTTTCGCTTTGATCAATCTCGACGGTATATACTCCGCTAGACTTATAATTATTTAAATTGATCGTTCTTTCAGCCATTTCGTTTAAGATATTTTTTATTATTTATTCTATTAAACCAATAATAAATCTAAAAAATATGTAAAATTGAAGATCCTAATAGTATATTGACAGTATAAAAAACAAAAAGGTTTATGCGAATATTTAAGATCAGAGACGTAAAGACTCCAACAAGAGGAACAAATATGTCTGCTGGGATAGATTTATACATCCCAAATGATTTTTATATTAAAAAAGGAGATGAACTACATCCTGCTCCTTCGTATGATAAAGACGAACAATCATTAAAATTAGAGCCGGGAGAATCCGCCCTTATTCCATCCGGAATAAGAGCAAATGTTCCAAAAGATAGAGCATTAGTTGCTTTTAATAAAAGCGGTGTCTCTGTAAAAAAGAATTTAATGGTTGGGGCATGTGTAATAGATGAAGATTATACTGGAGAAATACACATAGATATAAAAAATGTAGGAAATAAAAGAACTTGGATAACATCAGGTGATAAAATAATACAATTATTATGTATACCTGTTGATTATGTTGATATAGAAGTCTCTGATTCGGAGTTAGAATGTTTTGGAGATTCAATAAATACGTCAGAAAGAGGCTCCGGTGGATTTGGATCAACTGGAACTAAATAAAAAAAAGAATAATGATATGAAGATAGTTAAAGATAATGAAGGAAAAAATCAAGACGCACAGCCTAATACAGAAGCGCCTGGATTAAATGTAAATATTAAAGACTCTGAAGAAGTAGTATGTGACAGTTGCGGAGGAAAGATTTTTCAAGAAAAAATGATGATTAGAAAATTATCTAAATTTATGACTGGATCTGACCGTGATAGCATTACACCAATTCCAGTGATTGCATGTGCTGATTGTAATCACATAAACGATATATTTAAACCAAATATCTAAAGAGTAAATATATGATAATAGGAGTAGAGGTAAAAAATAATAATTTGTTAATCTCATATTATGATGAGAGCGGGAAAATATCATATATAAGTAAGCGAGTATTAGACCACGAGATATTTAATTGGGTAGAAGCAGATAAGCCATCTATTCTAAAGAATTGGAACGGCAAGAATATAAGAAAGGCGAAATCTGATGAAAAATGGCTATCTAGAACTAGATTAGAAGAACTTTTAATAGAAAAGTTATCCCCTTCCGAAATAGAAACCATATATAACAGTGACTATTTTCCTAAGAAAGCTTTTTTAGATATCGAGATAAAGCTAACCAGTGACGAATTTCCAGATCCATCCCAAGCTAAAATGCCAGTAAATATGATATCTTTTTGTAATGAAGAAGGAGTAAGCTATGTTTTATCTAATTTAACGTCAGAGGATCATCCAACTGGATTAAGTCAATCTGAAATAGATAAGATGGAAAAAGATGTAAATAATTATTTTGCAAAAGTTATTCCACATTCAGAAGAAGATAAAATAATATTTGAGGCAGACTTTAAAATAAAACTTAAGCATTTTGATACTGAAAAAGAACTATTAGAATTTTATTTTCATAAGATATTACCAAAGCAGCCATTTATTACAGGTTGGAATGTAATTGATTTTGACTGGCAATATCTAATGAATCGCGCTAAAAAACTAAAAATAGATCCCCTAGCAAATATGGTATCTGATAAAACCTTTTCTAAAAGTCATAAGTTACCAGTTCACGTAGGAATAATTGATTATATGAAATTATTTATGGATCCAGGATATAAACCATATAAGGTTGTAGAAAACTATACACTAGATTATATTTCTAGGCTATGTTTAAATACAACTAAATTAAAGCACCCATATAAAAACATGCTAGAGTTTCAAAAGGATGTCCCTCTATTTACTATGTATAATGTCATAGATAATTTACTTGTTAAATTAATAGATGATAAACATAACATGTTAGATGTTGCCTTTTCGCTAGCAAATGTAGCACAAGTAGAGGTAAATAAAATACAAGCACCCGTTCATATAACTGAAGTATTAATGTGCAGGGAATTTTTAAACAAGAATTTAAGAATGCTTAAGAAACCATGGAATAGCGGAAATAATCAAAAAAATGAAACTTACGAGGGAGCATATGTAATGCACCCTACTCCTGGTCATTATGATTTTGTTGCGTGCTATGATTTTAAATCAATGTATCCTAACATACAAATGCAATTTAATATTTCCCCAGATACTTATATCGGAAAGACAGGAAAATATCGAGAAACTGGTAGAGAAATAAGAACAAAAAATGAAACCTTATTTTCAAATAAGGAAGACTCAGTAACTCGTACTATTTTAAGTAGATTATATAGTGCTAGAGTCAAAGCGCAAAATAAAATAAAAAACTTAATTTATAAAAATGAGTAATATTAATATACCTTACGCTGGAACTACTTATAATTATCCAGCAATACAGATAGTGTCAAAACTAAATAGTAAAAAAGTAGTTAAAAATGATAAAGAAATTGTCAAGTTGGCTAGACCAAATAAGAAGCAAATTTAAAAAAAATAACAAAGTTATGTTTTCAGAAGAAAAATTAATAAACTATAAACAGAACTTTACGGGAGTAAAGTTTCAATGGATTAAACCAGACGATCCTTCAAAGTTAGGAACATTAGTAACATGTAAAGAGATATTCCCAAAAGGGAATGATATAATTGCAAAATTCGATGATGGGTCCACATGTTTTGCAAGTCAAATTACTAAAAATCTTCTTATGATACAGGGAGATATGCCTCCTTTGTCTAAAGAAGAAGTGGCTTCAATATATGGATCAAAGAGATCAGTAAATTCTATTCCAACTGAGCCTTCTGTGAAGGATACTGTATATTTTGATACTCCTAATAAGAATGGAAATAATCAAAAGGCCGCGGCGCCTCCACTAAAGTCAACCCAGGATAATCCATTTAAAATGTTTAATTCTGAAGAAACAAATCTATCTATAAAACTAAAAATAAATTTACCAGATAAGAAATTATTAAAATTAATGTATAATAATGCAGAAGATAAAGAGGTATTTTTAAAACAGCTTTCTGGTTTTGTATTATCAATGATAAATAATAAAGTAGTTAAAGAGTCAATGCTTGATATGTTTGATCCTAAGCTTAAAGCTAAACCTATAACTAAATCAAAAGTTAGTAAAAAACCTAGCATAAAAGTAACAGAAGTTAAAAATGGATAATAAAAAGTTAATACATAAGGACGAATACGATGATGGAAAATATAATATAATTTCTATGAATGGAGGTGATAATCACCTTAGGAGAATTGTATGCAAGTCTGACGGCATCTGTATAATTCCATTCGACACAAATCAAAATGGTAAAATAAGAAATTTATATCTTGCAAAATATCTAGACTATCTTAATAATGAACATGGATATACATGTATGAATACTGAATTTAAGGGAGATAAGGAATCCGATTATGATGAAATATCTGATTACTTAAATTCAGAGCTAGGAATAGAGCCCGATGTAGACACGCTGTATTATTTAGGAAGTATAAACCATCGCCTTCCATTTTCAAAGCAATACAAATGTTATGGACTAGACCTAACTAATTTCTCAAAAGATCCTAATGGATTTTCAGTAAGTATATCAGATTCCGAGAAAGAAAATAAGTTGTATACTGTTGAAAAAATAAAGTTCAATAGGGTAATTAAGGGAGATATTTCAGATTCCCTATGCTTATCTGCAGCAATGTTGTTAATTTCTTATCTTAACTAGAAACTAAAATTTATTTTCTTAGTAAAATAATATAAAAACATAAACATGGCAAATACTAAAGATTTAATGTCGGCTTTCAGTAGATTTAACGATAATCTTGAAAAACACACAAAGAAAAGAGTAAAACTTAGAGGATTCTCTGATGTAACTGAATATATTGATACCGGCAATTATTTATTGAATGCACAAATGTCCGGCTCTCTTAGGGGAGGATATCCGAATGCTCGAAGCTTAGGAATAGGGGGAGATTCAGGAACGGGTAAGACCTTTCTATGCTTAAACGCTATAAAAAATGCACAAGCCATTGACTATGCCGTATTCTATATAGATACAGAAGGAGCATTAGATAGCAATGATTTTGAAAATTTTGGAGTAAACATGGACCTATTGAATTACAAAAGAATAGGTATTATATCAGAGGTAAAGTTTTTTATTAATGATATAATTAAAATGGTGGAAGAAAATCCAGGACTAAAGATAATGATTATTGTAGATTCGCTTACTCACTTAGAAACTAATAAAGAAGTTGACGACATTACTAAAGGAAGTAACGCTCAAGATATGGGATTAAGAGCGAAAGAATTAAGACAGCTATTTAAATCATTTACGTTAGATTTGTCTAATTTAAAAATACCTTTAATATTTACTTCTCATACATATGCGAGTATGGATCAATATACCCCAAAAGCGATGAGTGGAGGGGCAGGTCCTTTATATGGAGCATCAGTAGTTATGATGTTGTCTAAGGGACATTTAAAAGATGATAGTAAAACAAAAACAGGAGTAATTGTTAGAAGTCAAACGGATAAAAATAGATTAGCTAAGCCAGATAAAATTGAGTTTCACATTAGCTTTCACAAAGGAATGAATCCATATGTTGGATTACAAGATTATATTAGTTGGGAAAACTGTGGAGTAGGTAGAGGAAATAAGCTGACTGAAAAGGAATTTAGTAAATTAAAAGGAGCTGAATCTGATAAGTGTAATAAATTTGAAGTAGATGGAGAAACACTCTACTTTTTACCAAAAGAAACAGCAAGAAATTATATAATTAGACACAATGGTGATGTTGTCCCATGGAGGGAAATATTTACTAACAAAGTGTTTATAGAGCCAGTTCTAGATGAGTTGGACAAAAACGTAATAATCCCTAAATTCAAATATAGCTCTCTTGCTGAAGTTGAAAACGATGAATTATCTGATTTAGAACAAATGGAAGGTAATGATTCTAACGACTAGTCAAGATATATCAATAAAATATGCGTTAAACATGCATCTTATGGAATCCTTCATTGAGAAGGATTCTGTTGTGTTTGAGATAATCAAATACTTGATAAATCAAGACTTATTTAAAAATGATATGAAAAACATTAAGTTTTCCACTAAAACTTTAAAATATATCTTTGGAGAAGATAAAATAAAAGAAGAAAAATTTAAAGAGTTTATTATTAATAGTATTAAAGAATTAATAAAGGAAAACTTAATCACGATAAAGGGTAAAACATTCTATATATCGGAGGTGCTTGTTAAAAAATTTTATAATATAACAGATTAAAAAAAATGATAGATTTTACAGAAAATATAAATTCACTAGAGTCAATGGTTTGGAATTTTATACTAAATTCAGAAAACGATATAAATGACATTAGACCACAAAATCACGCGTCTCTTCCTAAAGAAGAAATAATACCATTGATTCAACCTAAATATTTCTCTGATGAAACTAGACAGGATACTTATAAATATGCTCTAAAATTCTTTAAGGAATATAGTAAAATTCCAAATAAAAAGGAATTAAAGAGCTATATTGACTTAAATAATTATTTTCTTGAGGATTCAGACTTTGATGAACTCTATTTCTTTAGTTTAAATGAATATAGTTATGATTACTTATACCAATATGTTAAATCATTCGTAATGTTAAGGAACTTAAACTTAACTATGTTTGAGATGTTAGCTTACTTAAAGACAACAGCAGTTAGTCCAAATAATATTGATAGTATAACTGAAAAAATAAGAAACGACATAAATAATAATTTATCTGTAAACTTTAGTTCAAATAGTAATGGATTAAATTTCTTTGATCCCAAATCTCACATACAGATACCTAAATATGGTACTCCAAGTGGATTTGAATTTTTTAATAAAACATTAGGTGGAGGATGGAATCTAAAAACGCTGGTTGTTCTACAGGGTAGACCAAAGGTAGGAAAATCTATGGTTTTAGGTAATATTGCAGCACGGGCATTTCTATCTGGAAATAATACTGGACTCGTAACAGTCGAGCTAGCAGACAGGAGCTATATGAAAAGAATTGGATCAAATATCTTAGGAATTCAAAAAGATGAATACGAAAACATCACGGATGATAATAGAGCAAAACTTGTAGAAGATAAAATAAATGAATTAAAGGAATCCGGTCAAAATTTAGGATATTTAGAGGTTGTTGAGTTTCCAACTGGAGGAGCAACTGCAATAGACGTAGAAAACTACTTTATACGACTAGAAAGTAGGTTAAATAAAAAATTCAAAATTATTGTCGTTGATTACCTAAACTTACTAAAACCAATTAAAGATCAAAATGGTTTATATGAAAAGGTTAAAACAATATGCGAAGAACTTAGAGGAGTTGCTATGAGAAATGAGTGGTGTATAATATCAGCTACTCAAATTAGAAGAGAAGATGTAGAAAACTTTGACTTAGGAATGGATTCAGTTGCTGAATCTTTTGGACTAGTACACACAGTTGATTCTCTATATGGATTAATGAGGAGCCCTCTTGAAGGAAGAATGAAAATAAAGGTGATAGCAAATAGAGATAATGGGTATGAAGAAAGTTATAAGTTTTATACTATGGAAAAAGATTTCTTTAGATTAACTGAAGAATCGGGATCTAATAGCGAATATTATAGCGATGATGATGTAGCAGGAGGGTTGCAAGATCAAGTGAGAGAAGAATATAAAAATATTACTCCTGTTATTCCAGAAAACGGAACTCACCCTAATTCCATTGAATTAAATGGTGTAGATAAAAAGAAAGATACTAGCGCATATTCTGATGATGAATATGACAAGCTCTTTAACTCTATATAAAATAATCATGTATATATGGCAGATAAAACTAAAGAAGAGTTAGCAGAAATTAGGAAGAAACGTAGAGAAGATAAAATATTTAATAATAGATATAAGTCTGGGGAAGGATTAAGAGAAGATGACGAGTGGAAACGACAAACCACAATTGCAATAAATCCAAATTACGCCGATCAATATTTAAACGACATCTATAACTATGAAGAAACTCTAGATTATAATATTGGAATAGAAAGAATATTTAAATTTATAAAAGCAGATAGTGAATTAAATAGTTTATTATCTAGAAAAGATGAGACCACAAAAATAAAATTATCAAAGGAAGAGATTAATAAATGCTTTACTAAAATTTTAAATTTAATGGAGCAGTCAGGTGCAGAAGCTGAACAATTCTATAATCCAATATACATACTGGAAGCACTATCTTCTATTTTATTCATTAATTCAGCAGATCCAGTAAAAGACTATAAAAAAATATTCGATGCACTAGATGTCGAGTTTCAAGAAGAATTAATAGTTGAGCTTAATAAGAAATACCAATTTTTAGAAGGAAAAATGAATAAGCGAAAAATACATTAAATGTCATTAAGCGGAATACGAAATATATATCTTTTAGGAGATCTCCACTTAGGCGTACGGAATAACTCAATAGAATGGTTTGAAATTCAAAAATCATTTATATTAGATTGGTTTATACCGAAAATACTAGAAGATGGCTTTGATCCAGATCAAGACATTTTATTTCAGGCTGGAGATTGGAATCATGTTCGAGAATCAACTAATGTTAGAATATCAAATGGATCTCTAGAAATATTTAAGATATTATCTGATACTTTTAAGAGAGGAATTCACATCATTCTTGGAAACCATGACGTTTATTATAAAGACAGGAATGATATACACTCTTTAAAAGAGATAAGCTCAATTTTTAATAATATTAATATATATGAACAACCTGAGGCTATAAAAATTAATAGCCACAATATATTGATGCTACCGTGGGAGCACGACGCAGATATATTATCAAAAACAGTAGAATCCTATGCAAACTCATGTGATTACATATTATGTCATGCAGATATTAAAGATTTTAAATTAAATAAATGGGCCAAAATAGAACACGGCCTAGAGTTATCTAAGCTATCATCATATAAAAGAATATACTCGGGACATATACACACCCGTCAAGAACATAAAAATGTTTTATATATTGGTACACCTTACCACTTAGATAGGGGAGATGTTGATAACATAAAGGGATTTTATAAGCTAAATTTAGAGGGAGAAAACATAAAAGAATATTTCTATGAAAATACCTATTCTCCTAGATACATTAAATACGATATTAATAGTATTATTAATTTAAATATAAAAGAAATCAGATCAATATTTAATAATAATTTTGTTGATATCAGTATATCTAACGATTTAGCAAAAACGTTTCCACTTACTAAGTTTTTAGACTTAGTAAAGGATGGACATAGATCAATCGAATTTAGACCATATTCTGATACTGAGGAAATAAATATAGAAAAGATAAGTTCAACAGGTACATATGATTATAATATATATGAGGTATTATCAGATTATATTGATATGAGGGAAATTCCAAAAACATTATCTAATAAGATAATTAATAAGTTTAAGGAAATTCACACTGAACTTAAAAATAACCAAAAATACTATGAATAAAATAATAATAATACTACTTTTCTTAGGTTTAAACCTCGCATGTTTTAGCCAAGTTGTAGTAGAAGGAGATATCTTTAAAATAACATATTCTGAAAAATATGAGCAGCCCTTAGAAGTAATCTACACAGTAGATTGTCCTTTAGGAAAAGCGAGCCGCAAAGGAATGGATTTTTATAAAGTAGACTCTATTAAAACATCAGATAATTATGATTATAAAGGTAATGTATGGGATAAGGGACATATGGCCCCTGCCGCTGCTTTTAATTGTGACGAGGAGACTTTGCGCAAAACATTTAGCTATTTAAACTGTGCTTTACAACATCAAGGATTAAATAGAGGCCCTTGGAAAGAATTAGAAAGATTTGAAAGAGATTTAGCAAAATTATTCACAGTAAATGTTAAAATACAGGTAATATTTGATAAAAATAGTGAAAAATTAGAAACTGGAGCAACTGTCCCGTCATTTTTTATAAAAACTATTACATTTGAAAATTACGAATTTATTTATAAATTTCCAAATGGAGATGTTAAGGGAAAAAACTGGGCAACTTTTAAAATAAAATAATATGAAGTTTAAGAAGTTAAAGTGGAAAAACTTACTATCCTATGGAAATATTATACAGACAATAGAGTTTGGTGATACTCCTAAGCTTGTATTAGTTGAGGGAGAAAATGGAAGTGGTAAATCTTCTATAAAGGAGGCTCTTACTATATCCGCCTACGGTAAATCCGCTCTTCGTAAAATGAAGGATATCCCAAATTGGGTAAATAGGTCAGCATATACATATAATGAGTTTGAAACCGATAAGGGAGATACTGTCATAATTGAAAGAGGAATAGACCCAAATTTTAGTAATATTAAAATAAATGGAGTAAATCATAATCTTCCAGATAAGAGAAAAATAGATGAATTTATAGAAAACGAGCTATTTAATCTATCTTTTCCTATTTTTTGTAATACAATAAGTTTATCTTTTGATGATTTTAAGTCATTTGTTAATTTAAATGCAAGTGATAAAAGAAAAATAGTTGATCCTATTTTTGGAATAGATATATTATCTGATATGAAATCTAAAGTAAAAGATGACATAAAGGAAAGTAAGAACAACCTACAAATAATTGATTCTAGAATATCCGCAAATTCGACACTATTAGAAAAGTCTATATCTCAATTAAAGAAGCTAAGAGAAAAGTTAAATGAAGAAATAGAAGATAGGACAGAAGAGATAGGTAAAAGCATATCCGACAATAATATAAAACTATCCGATAAAAAAGAAGAGTTTTTAAAAATTAAAAATAGTATAGATGATATTAGATCAAAGGTTGCCACTCTTAGATCAGATATATCTTCATCAAATACTAAAATATTAGAGTATGATAAGAAACTAGATATCTTTAAGAATAATAGATGTCCACATTGTCTAAGCGATCTAACTGGAGAAAAGACTTTAGAAATAAAAGAAGCAATACTTAAAAAGAAAGAATCAGAATCTGTATTAGTGACGAGCTTGACTGATAATTTTAATAAATTAAACTCTTCTATATCTAATCTAGTGAAGTCGCAGGAATCTAGCAGAGAAGAGTACTCTATAATTAAATCTGAGATAACTTCTTTACAAAAAGAATTAGAAAAAACTCAAAAAGACACCGATAATGACCAAGAAGATTCTATTAATGAAATACTATTAACGATAAAGGGAGAAATATCCCAATCTGAGAAAAATAGAGTTGAGCATAGTGAAAATGTAGAATTATATAGTGCTTTAGAAGACGTATTATCTGATACTGGGATAAAGAGAATACTAATAGATAAGGTTATACCTCTTTTAAATTCTAGAATATCTGAAATATCTGACCGGCTAGATTTTAAGTTTAATTTCTCATTTGATAACGAATTTAATCCAATAATTTTGTATATGGGATTAAATATTTCGCCAGAGAGCCTATCAACAGGGCAAAGGAAAAAAATGAACCTAATTGTTTTACTATCATTCATAGAACTAATAAAAATGAAACATAGTGGAATGAATACCATGTTTCTAGATGAAATATTTAGCGGATTAGACAAAAAGAATGTATATATGGCAATAGAGATATTAAAAGAGTACTCAATTAAGTATAATATGACTATATTTGTAGTATCTCATGAATCTCTTCCAGAAGAATTTTTTGACACCAGGATAAACGTAACAATGCCTAATCATTTTTCAGAAATAACAATAACATCGAATATAGGAGATAAACAAGAACCTACTAATAGTATTAAAGTATAAAATTTTATGAAACTTTACTCAGGTAACAGCTTTGCTCAGGTATATAAAGATAGTTTAAATGGCTTACTAAATAATCCAGAATTTATAACTAGTCCTAGGGGATTAGAAATAAAGGAAAATTTAAATGTCTCTCTTGAAATCAATAATCCTTTATTATCTACATATGATAATAGTAGAAGGGGATCTCAGGACAAATATATTGCAGCGGAGTTAATATGGTATTTCTCTGGAAGAAATGATGTTGACTATATAAAAAAATATGCAAAATTTTGGGAATCTATTCAAAATGAAGATGGAACGGTAAATTCTGCCTATGGCAATTTAATTTTTACCGAAAGAAATGATAATGAGTATAATCAATATGGATGGGCACTAGATTCTTTATCAAAAGACAAAGATAGTAGACAGGCGATTCTACATTTTAATAAACCTTCACACCAATGGCCTAGAAATAAAGATTTTGTGTGTACAATGTATGGTATTTTTCATATAAGAAACAATAAGTTAGACTTCACTGTAACTATGAGAAGCAATGATGCAATACTAGGTACACCAACTGATGTCGCATTTTTTACATGCTTGCAGCAACAAATGTTAGCCCATTTACAAATATTGAAATACCCTGATTTAGAATTAGGAAAATATACTCATATTGTCAATTCCTATCACCTATATCATAAACACTTTAACCTTGTAAAAGAAATGCTTATGGAAGAATTTAAACCAATAGAATTTCCTAGGTTAGAGGCAGATTTAGTTCTCCCATCTGGATGTCCTTCAAATCAACTAAATAAGTTTATTGATAATGAAGATAATATAGAAAAAATAATAACTAGCGACGCATTGCTTAGCTGGATAAAAAATAAATTAATATGAAACAATTAACTAAAGTAACATCCTGGGCACTAGCATCCGCCCTATTAGCATTAATATGTTATTCACTATATAATATATTTTTAATTTCTGAATTTAAGTTAAACTTAAATTATATACAGTGGTTATCCATAATTATAATATTTCAATGCATAATACCAACAGGAATAAAGCAGAATGCTGAAAATACCTCTGGAAAGTCAAATACATCGAAAAATGGATTTGTAAATGACTTCATTAACTATAAAAATTTAAAATAAATCTATGGTAATCCTTATATACTTAATAGCAATATCCGTGTTTATACTTTTATTCAGATATGCGATAAGTGAGGGACATAGAATTGAGAAACAAAAAAAGTTCATGCGGGATATGAACAAGTATGGTAAGAATAAAAATAAGTAAAATGGAATATAAATCAGATAAATTAACAAGACGACATATATCATATCTTAAGATGGCAGAAGAATGGGCGAATAACTCATGCTGCAGTAGAAAAAAGGTAGGCGCTCTTATTGTTAAAGGAGATATGATTATATCAGATGGATATAACGGAACTCCTTCCGGTTTTCCAAACGATTGCGAAGACGGAAATGGCGATACTTATTTTTATGTATTGCATTCTGAGGCAAACGCTATTACTAAACTCTCAAGATCTACTCAAAATGGAGAAGGAGCTACTCTATATGTAACTATGGCTCCATGCAAAGATTGCGCTAAACTAATTATACAATCAGGAATAAAGACTGTTATATACAAAGAGGAATATAGAGAAAATATAGGTATAAAACTCTTACGCCAAGCGTCTATTAATGTTATAAAATTAGAATACTAGAATGGACGAAAACGAATTAGAAATAGACGAAAACGAATTAGAAATAGATAATAGGGTGCTTAACATAATATTTGTTAGGGAGTTTAGGAGCTTTACTAGCATCTACTCTAAAAAAACAAAGGAAGACTATATACTAAATGTAAATAAAATAATAAAGGATAAATTTAACACTAAATTTATAATTCCAAATAAAGTGCAGTCCTTTTTAATAAATTATGAGATTAAAAAACTATTAGACAAAGCAATTCATATAAAAAACAAGAAATATAAAAAAATAATATATCTAAATTCTAACTTATCAATAAGCTTAATAAAGAACGCTATGATGTTTGTTGAGGAAGAATATCACCCGGTAACCTTTGAATATCTATTAATAGAACCAAAGGAATTCGATAATACAGGATTAGATCAAATAAAAAACTTAGATATAATAACCCTATAGTTTCTTCATAAAAAAAGCGAACCTTTCGATTCGCTTTAATAATTTAAATATTGTTACTATCTTATTCAGATATCATAAAAGATGTAAAATCAGTGAAACATTTACCTTCGTTAGTTTTTCCTTTTTCTACTGTATCTATAACTTGATCTAGATTAGAATTAAAATAAGGATCTGGGTAATCATAAGGATTTTTACCATCTTCTTGTTTGTGTATAAGATCTCCTCCCATTGCTTTATATGTAGAATCATATACTGAATGTCCATGCAAAGTCTCATCTCTTTTTACTTTTCTGGCAAATTGTTCTAATTTAGGCTCTTTATTTGCACGTTTTCCTTTAGCATCTTTAAAAGGTTCAGCGCTATTAGGTCCACCAAACCCTGGATTCTTTAAATCCATATATTGATCAAAGGTGTGAACGTCTCTTCTGTGTACATTAAACATTTCCATAATTATTATACGTTTATTTGACCTACTCTTGTTTCTTTATAAGCATCACATATAAAGCTAGCAGTAATTTGATATACTCCAGTAGCTGAATAATCTAGCTTAATATCATTTATTTGTTTAGATAAAAATGCAGGTTTAAATCTATATTCTCTAAAAATATCTCCTGCCTTATTTGCTACCCCTACGAATATTTCTCCAATGTAATCTTTCTTTAATCCCTGTCTCCCAGTTAATGGATCATATATTAAATCTCCCCATCCTCTTAATATATTATATACATACATATTATTTTCGTCATTTAAGTTGACTTCAAATTTTACATTAAGGGTTGTTAATGTATCGTTAGGCACTGCCGCAGCATATGCTCTCTTAGCAAACTTATAATTTTGTACTGCTGTTCCTGGTGTTAAGAACTCAGGTAAGCCGTCAATAGTTAAAACTTGTTCAACGAGTAAGTCTACGTTGTCAGTTATTGTTGCAGGAGGTGTAATAATAACCTCGAATTGGTTTTGAAATACCGGTTCGTAGTATGATCTTGCCGCCTGTGAATTGTCCCAATGTGGTAATCCAGCCATGTTAATTAGATTATTTTAATTATTTATTTGATTAACTGTTAAAGTTTCTTCATTTTCTCTTTCTTTAAATATTGATTCTACATCTATTTTAGACTTAAATGCGACTTCACTCGATCTAGATCCATATTTTTCAATACTTACACCATCACCTTTAAATTCTATAACAACTGATGGGAGTATAGTTTGGAATATAATATCCCATTTATTGTCAACATCGTCATATTCAACAATTTTAGATATAGGAGTATTTGACTTGCTATTAATAGCTAATTGTATTCCTCCTCCATTAACATCAACATTAAATTTATTCCAAGTCTCAATCTTATTTCCATCTAACTGATCAACCATACCGGTTGATACTTTTAATACAATAGATGGGGATCCTGAGTCTATCCCAGAAGATGATACCTCTCTTAAAGCAATTTTATCAGTATTAAATATTACTTTGAATTTAGAGTTATTAAAGTACTTTGAACTAATATCGCTATACTTGTCAGGGTTATCTTTAATTTCAGTGGCATATTCTGAACTAATTTGCTTTTTAATCGATTCCGAAGCAAGTTGAAATTTTCTTTTAAGAATATTAACCTCACTTAATATGTAATATGTTGAGGTAGCATATCCTTCTTTATAATTTAAATCTGGAAACAAATCTATGCGATGTAATTTTGAATTTATCGAATTTTGATCAAAAACGGTCTCCCCGTTAATTATGTCCCATTCTAGATTATGGCTTATTATTGCTTGAAATATAGCTCCGCCGTCTTTTGCGACAGTTTGAGATGAATATGCTTCATTTGTTATCATATTCAATTGGATTTACTTTTTCTTACTTTTCTTCTTCTTTTCTTCTTTAGCGTCTTTAGCATCTCTAGTTTTAGTGTAATTTTTCCAAAGTTCATTATAAATGTTACATGATGCTCCTAAGAAATTAATTATTCCAACATATTTCTTCTTTTGTATACCATCCATATTCGCTACTTTTTTGCCAATTCGCTTAGCATCATTCACGCTTAATTCTTCCTTTGGTTTTTTACCAACTAGTTTCTTAAGATCTCCTTTTTTCTCAAGTAGAGAAAATTCATTAAAATTTGTAATAGCTCTATTCATAGTAATTTGGTTTTACTTACCTACAACGTTTCTCTTTTTAGCTTTCTTTAAAAAACCTTTAGTATATTTGTCTAAATTAGGAGTCCCTTTAGATTTAACTCCGCTCGCTAAATCTTGTTTAATTTTAGATGCCTTTGTAGAATCTTTTGAATCCTTGTTACCCTTAGTTGCATACTTTTTAGCTGCGCTTTTAAAAATAGACATAAATTGGTTGTAGTTCATAACAGGGTTCTTTTTCTGCTTTAAAATATCATTCATTGATTTCATCGTAATCCGATTTTTTTATTATTTATCTTTAATATTGGGAACTTTTTTAGTAAATTAGGTTTAATAATTCATTAAATAAAGTTATATTAAGTAAAAATTGACTAAGTATGGCAGATAAGAGAATAGAGAAGAAATATAGAAAGCTTACTGATATAGAGCATGTTCTGCATCGTCCTTCTATGTATATTGGATCAATAAAGCCACATAGTGGGTTTCAATATATGTATGACGGTGAGAATATCTCATATGAGAATATAACATATAACCCTGGATTTTTAAAATTATTCGATGAAATACTATCTAATTCAATAGATGAGCATAGGAGATCTAATAAGTTAAATAAAATCGATATCACAATAAACTTAGATGAAAATTCAATAACAGTCAGGGATAATGGTGGAATACCTGTTACCAAACACCCAGTACATAAAGAATGGATACCAGAGATGATATTCTCCAATCTTAAAGCAGGATCTAATTTTAATGATGAAGAAGATAGAATAGTATCAGGTACAAATGGAGTGGGATCAACCCTCACTAATATATTTAGTAATAAATTTATAATATCTACATGTGACGGCAAAAATAAATTTGTGCAGACATATAAAGATAACATGCATAAAAGAAGTAAAGCTTCGGTTAGCCCAGCTAAAATAGGATTCACCGAAGTTAAGTTTATACCGGACTTAGAAAGATTTGGAATGAAAGCGATAGGCGAATCTAGTGTAAAATTGATATACAAAAGATGTATAGATGCAGTCGCATGTAACACTAAGCTTGCACTAACATTCAATACCATTCAAAATAAAATAAAAGTTAGTGATAGAATAAAATACTCTTCATTTAAAGATTACGTTTCTTTATATTCTGATGAATTTTACTATGAGGATTCTAAAGATTGGAAAATTGCTTTTTCGTATTCTAAAGATGGATATAAAAACGTTAGTTTTGTAAATTCAGTACATACTAAGGATGGAGGTACCCATGTTGAATATATTACCTCTCAATTAGTTAATCATTTACGAGTAATGATAAAGAAAAAGCATAAAGTAGATGCTAGGCCCAGTGAAATAAAAAATCACCTATGTGTTTATATTGATTCAACAATAGTAAATTCTTTATTTAGTTCTCAAACAAAAGAAAAGCTTATCACTGAGGCTAGAGATTTTAATACGGATCACGAAGTATCTTTAAAAATAGCTAAAAAAATATTTTCCTCTGAAATAATTGAGTCTCTTCTTGATTGGATTGAGAAAAAACAGTTAGCTTCTGAAAGAGCAGAGCTTAGGAAGCTTAATAAATCTTTAAGTAGAGGAAGGATATCTAAGTTAATTGATGCTCAATCTAAATCTAATAGAGAAAATTGTGTTCTTGGAATATATGAAGGCATGTCCGCTTTATCCGCAGTTAGAAAGTTTAGAAATACACAAATGATGGGAGCATATCCTCTAAAGGGAAAATTTATAAATGTACATGAACTTCCTAATTCAAAGGTTATTAAAAATGAAGAAGTAAAGGGATTAATGGGATCTATCGGATTAAAATTAGGGGAAGAACCTAAAAATCTAAGGTATGGTAAAATATACATATATACTGATGCAGATCCTGATGGAAATTCAATAGCAGCTCAACTAATAAACTTTTTTGCAAAATATTGGCCAGAATTATTTGAACTTGGTATAATACATAAAGTTATGACTCCTCTCGTTGTAGCCAAAAAGGGTAAAATCGCCATCGACTTCTATACTAATAAAGAATTTGAAGATTGGTGCAACAAAGGTAGTGTAAATATTAATACTTGGAATATTGAATATAAAAAAGGATTAGCTGCACTAGAAGATGATGAATATAGAGAAATAATAGTAAATCCTAATACATTAAAAGTAAATTTAGATAAAGAATCAAAAAATTCTTTAGAATCTTGGTTTGGAAAAGACTCTCAACCTAGAAAAGATAGATTATTGAAACAATGAAAGTAATAATAGCAGGAAGTAGGAACTTTAATAATTATGACAAGCTAAAGAAGTCATGTGATCATCTTTTATCTAATAATAAAGATACTGAGATAGAAGTAATCAGTGGCACTGCAGAGGGGGCCGATTCTTTAGGAGAATATTATGCATCTGAGAATGGATACAATTTAAAGCAATTTCCGGCTGAATGGGATAAGTATGGTAAGGGTGCAGGATTTAGAAGAAATGTAATAATGGCAAAATACTCAGAATGTCTTATTGCCTTTTGGGATGGGAAGAGTAGAGGAACAAAGCACATGATTAATACAGCTAAAAAACACGGGTTAGTAATTAAAATTATCAAAACAGATGAGTAAAGAAATAACAATAAGCGAATATTTAGATACTGACTATCGTGAGTATGCTAGATATGTGGTTGAAAATAGAGCAATCCCCTCCGTTATAGATGGATTAAAGCCTACTCAAAGAAAGGTAATATACATAGCAGATAAAGTATGGAAGACTGGCAAGGAAAAACCATATAAGATATTTCAATTGACGGGTAGAATTGCAGCAGATGCACATTACCATCACGGTGACTCTAGTTTAAACTCTTCAATAATAGGTATGGCTCAAAAATTTAAAAATTCAATGCCGCTACTGGAAGAAATTGGACAGTTTGGGTCATTACGTTCCCCTGTTGCAGGGGCTCCTAGATATATTTCTACTAAATTACATTCTAATTTTAGATTATTATATAAGGACTTTGAATTACTATCTCCTAGGATGGAAGAGGGAGCCCAGATTGAACCCGAATACTTTCTGCCAATAATACCTACTGTTCTATTAAACGGGAGCTCAGGGATTGCCGTAGGGTTTGCTACCAATATACTAAATAGAAATCCATTAGACCTAATAAATGCGTGTCTTAAAGAATTAGAGGGAAAAGGATATCAAGATCCTGCCCCGTGGGTAAATGGATTTAGGGGAGAATGCGTAAAGAATCCAGAATCAGTTAATTCTTGGATATTTAAAGGAATTCATGAAGTAAAAAACATGTCTACTGTAGATATATTAGAAGTTCCACCCTCAGTTACATATGAAAAATATGATAACTGTCTTAATCTACTAGAAGATTCTAAATCGATAACATCATATGATAATAATTGTAAATCAGATATAAACTATACTCTTAAGTTTACAAGATCCAATCTTAGTAATCTTATAGAAAATAATAGGCTAACTAGAGTATTAAAGCTAGAGGAAAAACAAACAGAAAACTTTACGGTTCTTGATGAGAATGGAAAGTTAAAGATTTTCAATAACTGTAAGGAAATTATATCTTATTTTGTAAAATTTAGGCTAAGCTTCTATGAAAAAAGAAAAAGATATATTATTGATAAACTATCTAAGGAATTACTATTTTTATCAAATAAAGCTAGATTTATAAAGGATATCATTTCTGGAAAATTAAAAGTTAATAATGTTCTTAGACAAACCATTATATTATATCTAGGATCAAATAAGTATAATTCAATAGATGATTCATATAATTATCTATTGAATATGGCAATACATACTCTTACTAAAGAAAAGTATGAAGAATTACTAAATCAAGTTTCTAATAAAAAAGAAGAACTTGAAGAAATAAAAAAGATTAAACCAATTGATATGTATAAAACTGATCTAAGTGATTTAAAGAAAGTACTATCAAAGGACCCTAGTTATAAAGTATAATCTATTAAATATTGAAATATGAAATTAAAATTAGATAATATAGGTGGAAGCATTATTAAAGATAATGATACCTACACCCTCACGGACAATAACTTCCTTAGCAATTTAACACTATCTCAAACATATTTAAAGCCCGGAATGGCAACACGGGGGCATTCTCATGATAATCAAGAAGAGGTTTATACCTTTACTAGAGGATACGGAACCATGGTTATCGGAGAAGTTGAGCACGATGCAATACCAGGAGATACTTTTTTAATTAAAGCTGGAAACTTTCATCGTGTAATCAATAAATCAAATCAACAACCGTGTGTTTTTACATGTGTGTTTGAAAAGTATGATAGAAATAGCGATGTTGCTAAATATTAATTAATATATAAACCATTTAAATCAGAATAAAATGAAAGAATTCGATGAACTAATAGATCTTTTATCCTGGGCATACGTCCAAGGATACAAACACGCGTCCGACGTAGTTGCTCAAACTGTTCCTAAATCAGATAAACTAAAGGACATGTTTACCAAAATGATGAAGGATAAACAAGAAAAAGAAAAGAACCCTCCCTTAAAAAAAGAATAAAAAAAAGGGAGTCTTTCGACTCCCTTCTTAAGATGATACTTGCGTATCGTACTGTTACAATTATGCAATTGCAGCAGAACCCGTAAGAACGTCTGTTCCACCAACAATGTTCATCATACAGTATTGCGTTTCTGGATGCCATCCTGCTTCAGTAATCGCGTATCTTGATTTCATACCGATTTTTGGAGAGAATGTACCTTCAGCAATAGTCTGTAATGACTCAGCCATTATATAAGGCATAAACTTAACACCTGGCTCTTCATCAGCTCCTTTTCTACCGATACAAATTCTTTCATCACCGAACGATAAGTTAGGATCAACATAAACTTGTACACCGTAGACTTTACCAGCTGGGTAAAGATTACCTGCAACTCCAGCCATATCAGTTGGTACACTCGCAATTGAGTAACCAGCAACATCAGCCATCGCAGAAGCAACTTTACCATTAGTAACCATAAATGTTCCAGCTCCGAATCTACCTCTATGGTAAATCAAGTTAGCTAGTTCAAGAACTTTAGTTACTAATCTTCTTTGCAAAGTAGAAACGTTTTCGAAACCAACACCACCAGTAGTTAGGTTAAGTGTTGCGACGTTAGCGCCCTCAACAGCTGCAACTTCAGTAGCGTGAACAGCACCTAAATTAAAGATGTTGTCTACTAACCTCTTGTTGATTGATTGAGCTAAATCGTTAACTGCAACGTTTTCTAACATAGAAACAACGTCATAGTTCCAAACTCTATTCAAGTCTTGGATTTGCTCAACAGTAGCTGAGATAGCAACTTGGTCAGTTTCAGCCTCGATGAATTTAGTGAACATTCTAAGACCCATGTTTCTGAATCTAGAAGACTCACTAGCCTCTCTTGACATTGAACCTGCAACATTACCAGTTCCAGGTAAATAAGGACCAGAGAAATTACCAGCCGGAGCTTGGTCATAATCTGCATCACTTACTCCTGAGAAACCAGAAATGTGGTTTTCAAGTGCTGAGACGAGCTGAACCATAGCTGCAGTAGTAGCAACCGGTACGGTTACGTTAGCTGCACCTCCAACACCGTCCAGAGTAGCACCTGCCGCAATATCTGCAGCAACTGTATCTGTACCGGTAGGGCCAGTCATCACTTTAAGGATAGCGTGACCGTCCACACGTGAGAATCCTACAAGATCATAAGTACCAGTAACTGCTGCTGAGAATGTTACATTTGACCCTGGAGTCAAAGTACCACCTGCAAGACCAGCTTCTGTTATGCCTTGTAATTTTATCATGTACGGTTCAGTCTCATTATCTGTTTTACCACCTGTATATAGGTAGTCTAAATATGGAAGAAATCCTACTGGAGAATCCATAGGTACAACTGGAACTAGGTCGAAACCAATAGTTTTAGCTGCCACCTGAATCGCAACCGGTAAAAGTGATGGAAATTTATCACCTGAACCAGTACCTGCGCTAGTATAAGAACCTTTTGCACCAGCTGCAAACGGAGTATCCGTTGCTGGAACACCAGCTCCCATTCCAGGAACTGCAGGGGGCGTCTGTAGAAATTGACCTGGTCCTGTGTATTGCTCAAATAACGGAGCGCTATTATCAAAAATAGCGTGGTTATGTGCATACTCAGCTAACCATGGTGTCTTTTCCATGTCTGCGCCGTGAGATTCTAAAATAGGCTTCCACGTTTTGTTCAAACTGTTATCATTTGAACGTTTAAAAATTTTTGTACGTGCCATTTTAAAAATGATTTTTTTTAGTTTTTACTTTCGATAGTCTGCTTCTCTAAGCATTCTGTCTAGGTAGTTTGAGGTATAACCTCTTGCATTCTCAACTACCCTTTCAATGGGCATCATACCTTCTGTACTTTGGCTTTCGTTAAGATTTTGCAATTTCTTATTATTTTTTCCTTGTTCAATTCTTTCTACTATTCCGTTTAAGTTTTGCTCATCCCAAAATGTTTTAACTTGGTATGGAGTATTTAAAGTATATAATTGAGATTTAGAATAGATGTGATTTTTCTCTGATTCATCCATTTTACTCCAAGTATTCTTATACTCATCTGGCATAAACTTAATCATTACAGGAATATCTTTAGTAGTTTCAGTATATACTGATTCCATTATAGAAATAACATCAGTTTCGTTAAACCAAACTGAAGCTCCTAGTGTTTCAACAATTGATTGTTTAATTCCTTTATCTAGTGCGTAAAATTTATCTTTATTAGCATCGCCTAATACCTTTAAGAAAGGATATTTTGCTTCTAATACTGCTTTAGAAGAATCTGAAGTAACCTCAGCAATAACTTCATCAACTTTTTCAACTAAGCTATCGATAGTTGCACTTTCATTTAATTTAGCAACACTTCCTAATACATTTCTTTTTGTCGGAACAGCAGCTCCTTCGTTAAGTTGCTCTGCTATATATTCAGCATATCCTATTCCTTGAGCGGATTTTTCTCCAATGTATTGAGAGTATTGTCTATTAGCGTTAACGTTCTCTGCTAAATAATTAGCAAATTCATTAGTATTATTAGATCCTTCAGCAACATATTCAGTATATTGAATTCCCTTATCAACTTCTTCAGCTAAATAGTTTTGATAATTAATAGAGTTATTTAAATTCTCTTTAATATATTCAGTATAATTAATAGTTTCATTTAATTTTTCAGCTACATGATCTTGATGGCCGATGCTAGTATCTAACTTTTCTCCTAAATAAGAACTATAATCAATAGCCTTATTTGTAGTTTCAGCAACGTGCTCTGTATAGTTAACTGATTTGTTAACCATTTCTTGCAAATAATCAGAGTAATTAATTACTCCTTCTAGATGCTCAGCTAAATAATTAACAAAGTTAACCAATTTAGGCATATCTACCGTTGAATTACTTTGATCTGATTCAAATGTAGCTTTCTGATTTTTTAATTCGCCTTTAATAGCGTTAATCTGATCCTTAACTAAGTTAGAATACTTATTCATTGACTCAGAGGTTACAAATTTGTTATTATCACCCATCGTTTTTCTATTTTTTTGAGGTTCGATAGAATCTTCAAAAACCGATTCTATAGTATTATTTATTCTATAGATTTTGAAATTATTAGAATATTCTAAGCTCTCAGAAATTTCTTCTAATCCATTTTGCTTAACAAAGGAATTACTCTTTAAAGAGTCATAACTTTCAGTCAACATTTTAAAATCATTTTGTAAAGATTCATTAGTTACTTTATTCAAAATAGCTTCAGTAAAACCAGGTTCACCTACTAAATCATAAGTAAATATTCTTTGAAGTTTAACTTTTCCTTCATTCATAACTTGACCGGCTGCTCTAGATGAAATGGATAAGTTTACTCCTCCGTTTAATAAAGCTTTCGCGATTTTACCATTGGGTGTATCCTCTAATATTCTTAATTTTATATTAACCTTAGTGTCTCCGTCATACTCTAGTTCTTCAATGATATGAGAAGCACTTTTTAATGTAACGTCAAAGTGAGGTGGATGATCTAAATCTCCAACTAATTGTCGCTTTTCTATCTTTTCTTTTAAGTAAGTTAAGTGAGGTAGATATTCGTCTTTTTCGTAGACTCGATTATTATTATTCTTCGATCCAAATACAGCGCAAACCCCTTCTAATATTGTGTTATTAGGTTGATTAGATTTTACACTTAAATCTTCTCCTACGTTTTCAACGATTAATACGTAATCCTCATTCTTTTTTAAATTACCAGCATTTACTGAACGTGTATTCAAAAGTCTATAATTTTTTTATTATTTATATTAGACTTGTTAAAAAAAAATGAAATTATTTATTATAATATGACATTAAGTGATTCTTAAGCTGCTTTAAATTCGATTTGCTTAACTTAGATAAATCGGGAGACTCTATATCGAAGGTGACAATGTACTTTCCAAGTTCTCCATCCTTTGATTTTATTCCTTCTCCTGGAATGTTAAAGCTTAATCCGTTAATTAGCTCAGGTGAATTTATTTCAGCATTGTATGACTTATTAAATATAGTATCAACTAATATCCCCTCTTCTTTAAATATGACTTTATATAGCGGAATCTTTACATTATGTATAATATTTCCACAGTCAATTGATATATCATCAGGAACATTTATATCTATTTTTATATTTAAGTTCCCACATAGGTGCTCAATCTCACTTTGTCCCCATACATTTAATCTAGATATAATATCCTCATTTCCCATCCCGTCAATTTTAAGACTTAGCTGAAAACCTGAATCCGTTTCTACTAGATTCATATACTTTTTCCTTAAATTAATCTTTACAATGATATTTTTATCTTCCCTTTCTTTACTGTTTATCTCTTTTGAAATATATCTCTCAAAGGATACTTCAATATTTGCTCCTTTGGCTAACTCTGTAAATTCCGCGCTAACTCTCATAGATATATCCAAATACTCACTTTGTCTTCTTCTAGATTTAGTATATGATTTTTCAAAGGGAGCATCCTTAAATGATGAATTTGAAAAATCATTAACCCAATCATCAAAATTCATTCCTCCTCCTCCTCGGGTTCTTCTTCTAGGCTGAGGTGTGTCATATTGCTGTCGCTTCTTTGGATCTCCTAAAATAGAGTAAGCTTCAGCTATTTCCTTAAATTTAGCCTCTGCGTCCGACGAATTATTTTTATCTGGATGGTATTTTAAAGCAAGCTGCCTATACGCCTTCTTTATGTCAGATTCTGGCGCATTTTTTGGCACTCCTAATATTTTATAATAATCTGTCATTTAAATAAACTTGCTTATACTATATTGTATAAGATAATACAAATAAGTTTTATTATTATATATGTTAGTTAAAAGACTCATAGAATTAAAAAATATTTATAAAGGAAAAAAGATTATAGTATGTGGATGTGGTAAATCACTAAACACGTTCTATGACTCACCTGAGTTTGCTAAGATTGCGAATAACAACAATGTAATAACAATAGGTGTGAACGACGTTCCTCGACTATTTGATCCAACACATTTAGTTATAACAGATCACACAACTAGGTTCAACAAAAATAGAATAGATCTAATAAATAATTGTAGAAGTAAAAGTGTATTAACTTGTGTTAAAGGATGGCAACATCCAAAACTAGTATATTTTGAATTAGGAAAAAGAGGAGGACTTACATTAGATGATTATTCTAGAGTAGACCACCACCTTAATTCTCCATACGCTGCAATAAACATAGCATATAAACTTGGAGCTTCTAAAATAGGTATGGTTGGAGTAGATTTTATAGACGGTCACTTTTATAGTCCCAAAGACGGGCCTCATAATTTAACTAGAAAACATCTTCCTTCAATTAACTTGGCTTATAAAAAAATATACCTTCAATTAAAAAATAGAAAGGTTGATTTATATAATTTAAGTGACATAAGTAAAATAGACGCTATTCCGTACCTAAGTATTAAAAAATTTATAGAAATATAGACACTAATGAAAATTATTATACCAGCACGAAAGGGATCAAAAGGTTTTCCCTTTAAAAATAGAAAACTGTTTGAGTATACTGCAGATATTATACCGATCAGTTTATATGATAGTGTATATGTTCTAACTGACGACTTGGAAATCTCCAAAATATCAGAGTCATATGATTTTAACGTATTACCAAGACCTAGAAGAGTATCCAATGACTCAGCTTCTACAAAAGCTTCAATAGAATACGCTTTAGAAAACATAGAATTAGATAATAAAGATGAGACTATTCTAATGTTATACTTAACCTATCCTTATAGAACCTGGAGCGAGGTTGAAGATGCGATAGCTGATTTTGCTCGTTCTGGATCTGATTCACTTCTTTGTAGAAAGGAAATAGAAACTTCTCCGTTTCTAGTTTTAAAAGAAGAAGAGAATGGAAAGGGATCTCAGTTATTCTATCATGATCTTTATAGAAGACAGGATTACCCTAAATGTTTTGAAATAAGCCACTATATTTCAATATTTAGAGCAGGTTCTATTTCTAAACTAAACAGCAATTTATATAATTCAAATACCTACTTCTTAAAGATAGAAAAAGAAATACTAGATGTAGATTCAAAAAAAGACTTCAATAAAATAGATGGAAAATAAAATAGATAACTTTTGTGCTATTACTGAAATTAGTAATAGGGAGTTTCACCTATGTAGAACAGCAATATTCTCATTCATATCAACAAATAAGTGGTTTAATGGATATTTAATTTTACTAAATATAGATGGAGAAGAAATAACAGACCATAATATTAATATCTTAAAATTAACATATGAAAAATTTAATATAATTTCTCCTGATGATTCTAAAATATTACAAAAACTAAGAAAGAAAAAAAATGTAAATAAAAGATCATCATTCCTATATCTTCAGGCATTTAATATTAAGTCTAAAGGAAATATCTTTTTTTCCAAGTCCAGTCTATTTATGAATGAGATTTCGTCAATCTTAAGTAATAAAGAATTAAACGTTCCAATAAAGTCGCCTATTTTCCCAGAACTTAACCCAACCGGTAGCGAAGATCTTAATACTAATTTAATGTTTATTCCTAAAAAATATATTTCTAATAAACGATATAATGATATACTAAATATAGTAAGCTCGTCTGAAATTTATAAAAACGAATCGGAATCTAACGTATTAAAAAAATACATTAAGCAATATTCAATAGATGTTAAACTCTGTTCAAATACCCTATCAGTTAACTCGTCGTTTTTTGATAATTCTAAATATTCTAACTTTATCAGATACCATAAAGCAATTGGAAGCTTAAATATGGATACTGCTAGTGCTTCTGGGACTTTTAACTTTAAGAGAATACATAATTATTGGAAACAATATAATCACAACTTAGTAAATGGGCTGACTAAATCAGTTCCTACTAAAATTAATACTAAGAATATAAAGATTGCTAGAAAAAAATATAAACATAAAATAAACAAGTCGCATTCGTTAAAAAATACATTCTCAGATAAATTAGCAATATACACAACATCTGATGAAAATTATATCGAGCACGCAATTGTTGCATTTCAGACTTTCCGCGAAATTAATCCACATCTAAATCTAGATTTTTTTATTATTTCAAAAGAACTGAGTCATCATAAATTAGAATTATTAGATAGAAATTCAATATCACATATTGAATTAGATTTAAGTGGAGTATTTAAAATAGAAGAAAACTGGCCATACCCCAGCGAATGCTTTTGGTTATTTAAAGGACCTGATCTTTTAAATAATTTAGGATATAAATATTCTATGTATATAGATTCTGATGTGCAGTGTAATCAACCAATGGATTTAAGCTGGCTATATTCTTTAGATTTAATTGCTGGAGCGGAAAGGGGAGCTTCGTTAATTAAATTTCTATCTCACGTAGAAAATATTCATAAAATAACAAAAGGATTTAATATAGATAGATCAAATATACAAGATATTCCTTCTGTTAATACTGGCGTCTTATTTTTTAATAATGCTGAATATTCTAGATTAAATTTTTATCAAAAAGCAATAGATGCGTTCACACTAAGTAAGGAATTAGGTATTCCACGAAAAGGAGATGATTCATTAATGTGTCTTCTAATGTCAATATATTATGAATATTCATATAAAACTTTACCTAGTTCTTGGAATGACTATAAATTTTACCATAAAAATCCAGGAAAATCGGTTAATCACTTTAACTCTATAATAATTCACCACTCACGCCATAAACCTTGGAATAAAAGAGATACGAGGTTTTATAAAAATCAATTTAACACATTATTAGTTTCAAGATGGTGCGAAATGTCAAAAAAATTAAAGCTAGATGGAAAACTATAAGCTATTTTGGTGGAGAGGTAAACATTATAATTTTGGTGATGAAATTACGCCTTGGTTGTTTAAAAAAATGTGTGACATTAATCAATCTTCTCCTTGTAATATAAAATTAGAGAAAGGTCCAATAATACTTGCAGTTGGTAGCATAATGCGGCTTTCTTCTGCTAAAACCTCGATATGGGGATCAGGAATTAGAAATATAGATCAATCTGATTTTACCGAAGCTAAGAAATACCACGCAGTTAGGGGACCATTTACTAGAAAACAATTATTAAATCTTGGATATACATGCCCTGCAATATATGGAGATCCTGGATTATTGCTTCCCAAATACTATAATCCTTCTATTTCTAAAAAATTTAAATTAGGTATAATACCTCACGTTAGTGAATATGAAGATATTAAAAAGAAGTATTCTAAGCTTAAAGATGTTTTAATAATTAATTTAACAACTAATGATATTGAAAAAGTAGTTGATGATATTGTTTCATGTGAGACTACAGTTTCTACTTCTTTACATGGAATAATAACATCTGTTGCATATGGAATACCAACTAGGTGGCTAAAATATTCTGATCGTATAACAGGAGATGACATAAAATTCTATGATTTCTTTGCTTCTCTAGATAATAGAGTATTTTCAACCTTTAATTATAAAGATATTACATCTCCTATATCTAAATACAACCCTATTATCCCTTCAAATAGTATTTCAGATATTATTAAACAGACTGAGCTATATCCAATGGATTCATTGGATATTAATCGTCTCATATCTTCCTGTCCAGTTAAAATAACTTAAATATAATTTATGCATAAAACTGTTAATTTACATTGGTATAAAAAAGATTATAATTTTGGAGATATGTTAAATCCATATTTAATACCTAAGTTATTTAATATTAAAGTAAATTGGATAACCCCTGGGTCTAATACTCCTCATATATTTTCTATAGGTTCAATACTTCAAAAGGCCAATAATTCAACTGCAGTATGGGGATCCGGCTTTATAAGTAATAATAGTCGTATTTCAAATCCTTCTAAGATATTCGCAGTTAGGGGACCTCTCACATATGCTAGACTAATTAATGCAGGTATACCCACTCCTAAAATATTTGGAGATCCTGCCTTACTTTTGCCCAATGTATATTCTCCACAATTTAATAAAAAGTGGAAAATAGGAATAATTCCGCATTATGTTGACAAAAAATCAAATGTTATTAACATGTGTTCTAAAATAAAAGGAGTCAAAATAATAGACGTTCAAGAAAAAAGTATAGAATCGATTATCAACGATATTCTTGCATGCGAAATAATTTTATCAAGTAGTTTGCACGGTCTCATTGTCGCAGATGCTTATGATATTCCTAATATATGGATAAAAATATCAAATAAGTTAATCGGAGGAAACTTTAAATTTAATGACTATTTTAAGTCAGTTAGTCGAAATATTCGCGAACCTATTATATTTACAACTAAGTCAAATATTTTTGATATAGTAAAAAACTATTCACTAGAAAAAATTATTTTTAATTCTCAACCTCTACTAAAATCTAATCCCTTTATATGAAATTAGGAGTATCATATACAGTATTTGATGGGATAGAGCTCTTAGAGCATTCTATTAAACAAATAAGAAATCACGTTGATTTTATACACGTAGCATATCAAAAATATTCTTGGTTTAATAAGGCAATGTCAATTGAAGATTTTAATACATTAAATCGATTAAAAACAATAGGGTTAATCGACTCCTTAGAATGTTTTACAGATTTTAAAATAATAAAACTAAATACGAGTAATATTCAAATATCTAAAAAATATGAGACCGAAAAAAGACAATTTGGAATGAATGCTTGTTTAAAAACAGGATGCACCCACTTTATATCTATGGACGTTGATGAATTTTATATAGCAGATGAATTTAAAAAAGCAAAGAATATAATAGTAGAAAATAATATATCCCAATCTTCTTGTTCTTTTATAAATTATGTAAAATTACCAATATACACAAGAGGAATAGATGGATCTACCGTGCCATTCATATGCAAAGTAAATAATTATTCAAATATGTCAAAATACTTTTTTACGAAATGTGATCCAACCAGAGGAATAACTGATAATATACGAGGAGCCAAGAAAAAATTTACTAAAGATATAATATTAATGCATCACATGGAGACAGTTAGAAAAGATTTGACTAAAAAATATGAGTCAACAACGAGAGCAATATTTAATAGGAGTAGAACCAAAGATTTAGTAAAAGGTATAAAATCAGTAAATAAACAAACAAATATGTTTAGTTTTGATAAAATAATATTTCCAGGAACACCTCCTGTAAAACTTAAAGAAACCGATAATATATTTAATATACCTTATAAAATATGGGACCTGTAAAGATAGTAGCAGAAATAGGAATAAATTATGCATACGGTAAAGATAAGTTTAAGTTTTTAGATAATGCTAAAAAATTAATAGACGCCGCTGCTTTGGCTGGATGTAATTGGGTAAAATTCCAAAAAAGAAATCCAGATATATGTGTAAGTGAAGATCAAAAATTAAAACCAAAGAAAGTTCCGTGGAGAAAAGAAGAAACCACATATCTACAATATAAAAAAGATATAGAATTTGGAGTAAATGACTACGCTGAAATTGATGTATATTGCAATAAAAAAGGAATTGGATGGTTTGTATCGGTATGGGATAAGTCATCCGTCGATTTTATAGTAGATAACGATTATTCTAATTGGGGGTCATTCATAATGAAAATTCCATCAGCTTTAATAAACGATATTGATTTATGTAAGTATGCAAGTGAAAAGTCTGACCTTTTAATTATATCAACTGGAATGAGTACGGAAAAAGAGATTATAACATGTATAAAAGCATGTGATCCCGACGTAATCATGCATACCAATTCAACATACCCAGCAAAAGTAGATGAGCTTAATCTTGAATATATACATTGGCTTAAAGATAAACACTATGGAAAAGAAATAGGGTACTCTGGTCATGAGTTTGGCTTAGTTACAACATGGGCAGCAGTTGCCATGGGAGCATCGTGGATTGAAAGACATATTACTCTTGAAAGAACACTATGGGGATCTGATCAGATTGCATCGGTAGAGCTAGGCGGGCTTATTAAGCTTGTTAAAGGAATACGGGATATTGAAAAATCTTTTAAAGGATACGGAGAAAGAGAAGTTTTAGGATCAGAATTAGAAAAATTGAAAACCTTAAGAAAATGATTACACCAAAACTAATACTTCAATTTATTGAAGGAAATCTTAAAATGCTTGGAGATAAGTTTGGAACCCTTTCGGAACATACTAAGGAACAAGTTTTATATAGATCTCAAGTATGTAAAAATGATTGTATAGAAAGGGGATATTGCGTTCAATGTGGATGCTCAATTCCTGGTAAATTATATGTTACTAAATCATGTAATAAAGGAAGTAGATTCCCGGACTTAATGGATGCTGAATCTTGGGAAACATATAAAAAGGATAATAATATAAAAATAGAAGGAAAATGATTTACTATATAGATATAGATGATACTATATGTAGATCAGGGTCACCTAGCGATTACTCTACGGCCATTCCAATAGATAACGCAATTAAAAAAGTTAATGCACTATATGATGCCGGACATGAAATAGTTTTTTGGACGGCGCGTGGATCTGGAACTGGAGTAGACTGGAGGGAAGTCACCAAAAATCAATTAGAAAAATGGGGAGTAAAATATCATAAACTTCGCCTCGGAAAACCAATATATGATTTCTTTATAGATGATAAAAACATAAACGCAAGAGACTGGTTAAATGAATAGATATAAAAATAAAGTATTAATTCTTGGAAACGGTCCTGATATTAATAATATAGAATTTAATCGCCTTCCAAAAATAATAAAAACAGCAGGAGTAAATAGAATATGGCTAAAACACTTTCCTAAATACTATTTCTACCATGATGCTGACATAATGAAGGAAATAGATCGTGATATAGTTCTCAGATCTCAACTCATAGCTAAAAGTGTATGCTATACTAGCGATTGGTTGCATACGCAAACATCTAATATTCCAAATTATTTAAAAGTAATTAATAGATCTAATCCTTCTATATTTGTAGATTCGGTAAACACGTTTATGAGAATTTTAATAAATGATAATGTATTTAACACGAATGATACTATATTTTATATAGCAGGAGTTCCACTAAATTGGACAAACCCGAGTCACTTTTGGAAAGATTTAAAATACCATTCTCTAAATAAAAAAGATAAAATATGGTATGATGCTAGATTTACTAGAATGCTTTCTAATTTTAAAAATTTAAAAAAATTAGGATATAATATGGTTTCAGTTACTCCTAATTCTAAGTTAAATAAAATAATGAGATATGAAGGTATAGGTAATTTATATACTTAAAGTATCAACCTTAAGATATTAATTCTATTCTTCATAAGTACATGAACCATCATCAATTGTTGCTAAAGGATCAAAATTTAATGCTGTTGGGTCTGTACAACCGAATACGGCTTCTAAGAAGTGATCATCAGATTTAGATCTTGCTGCTATTGTCTTATCACTTCCGTCTTCAACGAATTCCTTATCCTGTGGACTTGCCTTCTTAATAAATTCCAATTCTACCTCTTCAACTATTAAATCATCTCTATCATCTAGTTGAGCTTTTGATTTTTTCGCTTCCCCAGATTCAATAACGAACTCTTCTAATACTTTTTCTTCACCTAATACCTCTTCTACTTTTATAAGCTTTACATCTTGCTCTTCGTTTACATAAATAGCTTCTTCTGTTCTAACTGCACCTTCTATTTCAGCATCTTTCACAACTGGTTCTTCTGCAGGAAAAACTTTATCTAATACTATCTTATCTAGATCAGAATTAACTGCTGCATCTGCAGCAGATGGCAGAGCAGGTAGTTTTTTTGGATCCCCTAATTCTAATTTGTCAGAAGGAGGAAGTTTTATACTAGCTATATCATTAGCTGCCATATAAGCTTCTAATGTTACAATTTCTGAAATATATGCTTGTTTTTCTTTATGCCTTTCGTCTGCTTCTTCACCAATTAAACTAGTTATAGTATATACATGTTTACCAGATAATACTTTATGTTCTTGAGCATCCGAATTCGGCCAGTTATATCTATATAAAATGTCGATTCCTTCACCTACTAATTTTCCTACTTTTGAAGTAGTCCATACATTAGCTCCAATTGTAAACGATTTAGCATATATTCTAGCTTGATGTGCAAATAATTGGATATTTCCATCCGATTCAGAAGCAAGTATATCTCCAAAATAATGAACAGTCGCCTCAAATATTCCATATCCAGAATAAGATTCCTCTATTACATTTTCTTGGCTTGGGTCAAGTTGAGCAATCAGACTTCTACCTTCAGTAAAATCATCCCTCATATGATTTACTCCTAAATAATTATTTAGCCATTCTAAATCACCTGATTGATCCTCATCTCCATCAACTAAGAATGTAATAAGATTTAGTTTTTTCTTTTTTGCAACCATATTAATTGATTGCAATGCTACAGTTTGATGATTTATATTAAGAGCTTGGTTACCTGAAACATATGATATTTCTTGTTTACATTGCACAAACACCGTACTTGCTGCCTCCTTCATCGCGTCAGTAATAGTAATAGCTTCAGAAATAGATCCAATTACTGCACTTGGAAGTAATTCATCGTGATTAATAATTTTAGTAGCGATGTCATTCCAACACTCATTTTTTCTAGTTTTATAATGACCATCAAAGGCAGCATCTTCAGCATTACCTTCAACGTCATTTCCAGCAAGCACATTAGCTGAAATATCTGCCAATATTTCAAGGCTATTAGCCATAGCTTGTATTGTTAATGCACCATCCTCATTCTTAATAATGGCATCATTAATATAATCAATTTCCAGCAATCTTTCTTTAACGTCATCATTAACAGGTAAAAGATCAAATTCATTTACCATTTTTTCTAATAACAATGTTATAGCTCCCTCTTTTGTTTTACCAGAATCCATAATTATCGATATAACAGTTGAAACGGGACTAACTATAAGAGTTCCTATGGGTGCTTCTAATTCTCCAGTATATTCAAAACCAGTAAATGTATCTATTCCTCCAGTCACTTTTAATTTTCCTATTGGCAAAGACTTAACTCTAAATTTTCCAAGTGTATTGGTAGTATATGTTTCTCCAGACGCAATATCTGTAACTGTTGCTCCATGCAGAGGACCATCTAATGCTAATCCACCAATTCCACCGGCCGCGGATCCACCTACAGATCCAACTTTGGAACCACTTTCTTTTTTAGCAGCTTCAACCAGTCTCCATCTTGCCTGCTCTGCCATTTGTGCATTTTCCCAGTCTTCACGTAGTCTTCTTTCCTCAGGTGATTCGTCTGTTCTCCATAATATCATAATATAAGTATTATTTTTATTTATTTATCACTACAAAAATACAAGAAAACCAAACCTATAACTATAAAATTGGTATTAGGAGTAAAGGTATACTATATATTATCTAGGTATATAGTGCTGGGCTTAAGAACTTCAAACTTCTGATCTTTGTATATTTTATTTCTAGCTTCGGAATGCCTTACTGAATATCCATCCAGGTCGTCTATTATATCCCATATTACAACCTTATCTTTTCCTTTAAGGTATCTCATCCCTCTTCCTATTGCTTGTCGTATAGTAATCTCTGCCTTAGTAGATTCGGCAAATATTATATTATGAACATTCTTAAGATCTATACCTGTCGCGAAAGTTCCATATGATGCAACTATCACAACATCATTATATTTTTCCATATTTTCCTTAAATTCTTCTCTAAATGAGTTTTCAACTGTCCCGTCAATATAATAAGTTCTGTCATTCCACTCCTTTATAGTATTACTTATATTGATACCATACTCATCTTTAACATTTGAAAAAAGAATTAAAGTATTTTTACCAAGCTTTTTAATTAAGGTACTTATAAAACCTAGCCGCTGTTTACTATCAAAAATTATTCCCTTTTCTATCTCAAGCATATTTTTACCAAAATCTTTAGGGTCATTGAATTGGCTTTTAATCTTATTTCTAAGTTCACTATCTCTTTGAACCTTTAAATATTCTGATACAGCAGGGTGATCTTCGTTATATTTTAAGTATACTTGTTTTATTTTTACGCTTGGAGAATATTTATTGTCCTGTAGAAATTTTGCATCCAACATCATCACTAGAGGTCCCATATTTTCTTGCATCTTAAAGAAGTCTGAGTATTCAACATCCATCTTTAAGGTTCCAGATAATCCCAGCTTATACTCCCATTCTTTACATGATTTTAATATATCTGAAATAGAGTCTCCTCTAGATTTATGCGCTTCATCTATACATACTACTTTAAAACTAGAACATAAGTCTAATATTTTTGCCCCACTAAGTTTCTTCTTTAATTTAGTTATTTCAGCCGCCCTCTTATCTTCATCTTCCTTCTTTACTCTCTTCTTTATTAATTTTTCTAATCTCTTGTCTATACATATTGGAATCATATTAATTAAACTTTGATATGTTGTAATTAATATATTGCATTCATTAAATTCCTCTAAGTTAAAATCATTATCAGATCCTCCTATTTTATGTATATTCCACTTCACCGTTCCATTATTATATTGATTAAATGCTTTAGCTGTTTGGTTAACTAATGTAATATTTGGCACAACAAGTAGAGCTTTTGATTCAGTGTTAGTTATATTATTATTATTTAAATAAGAACAAAAAGTATAGAATAAAGCAGTTTTACCTGCTGATGTTGCTAATTCTTGACAACAAAATTTATTTTTTAAAGCTCGATATGCACCTTCTTTTTGATAATCTCTTGGATAAAAAGGTTCCCCTTTATCCGTCTTTATTCCTTTAAATAAAATATCAACAAAATCCTCATATTCTTCTTTATTAAAGGACGGAGGAATTATGTTATCTATTCCATTAATTTTTACCTCTATTCCTGTTTTTTTAGAAAAACTGTATACCTCTTTCCATAATTCTATTTTAATTATCCCCTGTTTAGTTATAAAATGATCGAGGCCATCCCATATTCCTCTTTTTACAAGAATATTAAACTTAGCATCTTTGGATTTCTTTTGAAAATGTTTGAATATTGCTTTCTTTTCAGAATTAAGAGACCACTCTGAAACCTTTAAAAATTTTTGGTTATCTGATATTTCTAAAGTTATCATATATCATTTATATACCTAGAGTTTTTTCTATTTCTACTCTAGTCTTTATTCCAAACAGTACATTATCTACTGTCTTAATAGTATCTGTAAAAAAGGATATTTGATTTTCAATTAAGTCTAGTGACTCTTTTGTATCAGCGGTTTTTCCATCAATTATAGCATTCTTCTCATTGTACTGGTATCGCTGTTGTAGATTTGTAGATATTTGTTCCATATGTCTACTTCTTTCAGATCTATACTTTTTACGTAAAATAGAAGAGTGTTCCAATAATGTATGGCTATCTTCTAATAGTCTTTGTCTTAAGGATAACATTAGAATTTGTACGTCCTTCAAATTTTTAAAATTTCCCATAGTTTCGACACAATTAAGTATCTCAAGCGAAATCTCTTCTCTTTTTTTCTTAAAGGATGCTGAAATTTGATCTATTTTTGACATGAAATAAATATTTTAAATATTTTACTCACGTTTATGATAGGGTTTTTAGAAATTATGATAAAATATTATATTTCTTCTTCCTCTGAGTCATCTGGTTTAGTTGATTTATTTGGCGCCCATCTTTCAGCTCCAACAATTCCTAATCCAGCAATAACTATATACATCACAGAAGAAAATATAAATTCTTCTATTGTAAAATCAAAAAATAAGTTCGCAAAGAATCCAATTATTACCAAAACAAATGATAATAAGGTTATCAATCTTTTAGATGATATCTTAGATCCATCCGATAGTAAATCGTTCATGAAATTTTTCTTTTTTCTAGCCATTTTGTGTTGTGTTTTTTTAATTTAGTTAATTAATCTATAATATGTAGATTCAAACTTATAGTAATCATCTCCTCCGATATCATCTGGAGTTCTACTTGTTATTATTTCTCCGCCATATTCCATGGATTCTCCTCCAGCATAAAGAGTAGATTCGGCTTGTCCCATTTTTCCGACAATTATTCTTTTAATATCGTAGTTTTTAATCAATGATTTAACTTTATCTATTAATTTATCACTTTCTTCAAATATAAAAAGACTAGGATACTTATTTACTTTTAATTTTCCTTCACCATCACCTAGATAATATCTTTGCTTAACATATGATTCGTCATATACTTCATTTTCTATACATAAGTCCCTAGACTCTGAATCATTAAAGTCAATTATAATATAAGGCAAGCGAGATTGAAATCTATCTCTAAGGTCCGACCATCCCTTAGAACTTCCAGTATCAGATCCTTCCCCATCTACATAGTCCTCGAAGAGTTTTAAATATTTAGTCACTATTTCTTGAAACTTTTTATTATTTATCAATAAAATATTATTGAAATCTAATTAATATGATAGTTTTAATCGAAGGACCCAGGGGAGCTGGCAAATCACATCTAGTAAATAATTTCTTCAAAGGAAATAATAATCAAAATATTTTATACTATAAGTTTGCTTTTTCTGATTATATCAAAAAATTACGAATAGAAGATCATGAATCTGGTCCAGGGGTACATTATTTTAGTATATCTAATATATTAACAATACTTGGAATATCATCAACTTTCTTTAAAGATAAATGTATAGTATTCGATAGATCAATATTCTCAGCTTACGTTTGGTCAATATATAGAAAAAGAATGGGAAAGGATAGGTTGATTAGTGAATTCGATAAAATATTAAAAGATATTGAGTATAATAATTGTAAACTGATATATTTAACTAGAGATAGCTCGATATCTAGCATATCTAGGACGAAAGAAGATGTATTTAGTGAATATGAAAACTATTCAGAAGAAAAGTTAATATTTGATATGGTACTATCTAAATTTAAGAATCACACATCGGATAAAAATAGAAATAATGAATTTTTTGAATTTGTAAATAAATTTGATCAAGATAGTGAAGAAGAATTTAATCGTTTATTAAAAAATATCACAGATAAATAATAAAAAATCTTACGTATAGTGAAAAATCGTGTAAATAAATTTAAAGATTATGAGCATCTTAATGAGGATGATGGTAAACAAACTCCTCTGCGAGGATATACCGCATCTGTTATGATATCAAGAATAGAGCAATTAATGGAAGTTATGCCAGACCGAATTAAGTTTGGAGTTCCGGCGGATATTAAAGGATATTCTACGTCATATAGAGATGCAAATGGTGCTATTCAAAAAATTATGGACATAAGCCATTACTATTCTGGAAAAGGAGAAGATGTTTCTTTCTACTGTTGGAATGTTAGCTACTCAGGAAGCTGGGATGCAACCAAAGGACTAAGAGCTAAAATTGATGAATTTGGCGGATTTGGTAGAGAACAAAATATGAATCTAAAAAAAGTAGTTGAATATTTTGGAGATAATACTGAGGATGCTGATAACGTGAGAAGTCTATCAATATCTATAGATACTATGTCAATTAGAAAAGCAACAAATAAACAATCAGAAGCAGAAGAGACTCCACCATCTAGAGAACCTATTGAAGATAGTGAAGTTTAATATTTAAATATTAACGCGAACATGGCTGGAATAAATCATTTAAAGCAAATAAAAGAAAGGAAAGGAGACGACTTTTTAAATAGTCTACTTAATAATTATGTTATCATTAATAAGAAAACAGACGGCACTTTCTTTGGTATGAAGAAGGATAAAGATACTGATTCCTTTAAATACTATAAAAAAGCTGGAGAAATTACTTATGTCGATAGAATGTTAATGAAATATTATAATCCGGCAATATCACACTTTGAAAAGCTAGATAAAGATAAAAAACAAAGAATCCCTTCTAATTTCTATTTTGGATTTGAATATATGACTAAAAAAGATTCTAATTCTAATAATAGAATAGTATTATCATATATTCATAGATTAGATGACGAAGGAAAACCTATTGAAACATTTCAAACTAAGCAAGACTTAGAAAAGTGGGCATATTATTTAGGGGTAGATAATCCTCCAATATTATTCGAAGGAATGCTAGATGATAGTCAAAAGACTAAAATACTAGAATTTGTATACTCGCCATATGAAGAATTAGTAGAAAAATTTAAAACTACGTCATTTAGTAAATATATTATTTCTATGTTATCGGAAGATCACGAAGATTCAAAGTCTGATACTGAAGATTTAGATATAAGTAGTATTATATTTAGATTTTATGATGAAAATGATGAAAACCCAAAGCAATCTGCCTTTTTAGCTAAAATAGTAGATCCCTTATTTCAAGAATCTAATAAGTCAAATAAGCAAGAAAATCCTAAAAAATCAAGTGACTATATTTGGTTAATTGTAATTGATTTAATGAATCATATAGAGATGTTTAGTGAGGATGATCTAAAAAACATGTGCGGCGATACTGAGTCATATGACTCTAAGTATATCGGATTAATTAACGGCATATTTAAAGAATTTATATCGACTTATGAATATAAGTATGATGGATTGGTTCTAGATATTCCAGAATACCTAAAAAGAGAAGAATTTGATGTAGATTATAGCTTAATAAATGATGCGAAAGTAACAGATCTAATTAAAGAAAATTCTACGTATCGAGAAATATATCGTATTCTAATAAACTTCTTTAGAAAAGTAAGAAGGAAATCATCAGCTCCCTTTTTTAATGAAGAGCTAATAGCTCAATTAAACATACAAGTTGGTAAAATAAAAAGAATTGTAATGGGAGACGTGTTATATGAGGGACTATTTCCGTCATTTAACGAATATATTGGAGCAGATATCAATGACCATATATATGTTGGGGAGCATGAAAATTTTATAAAGACTAAAAATAAAAAAATAGAACCAATAAAGGTAAACTTATTAATTGGCAAATTTCAACCAATTAATAACGGACATATTAAAGCGGCAGAAAGCCTACTTAATAAAAATAACCATCCTTGTATATTTGTTTCTGTTATGAATACGCCGAACCCAATATTTAGTGAAAAATCAGTAAATATTATGCTTAAAAAGGTTCAACAGGAATATTCTAACGTTATAAAAGACGTTAAAATAGTAAAAGATTCATCAATAAAGAATATATTGAAGTCAATTATGCCAGAATACGAGCCTATCTTATGGGCATCGGGCTCATCTAAGATAAAGGACTATGCTTTACAATTAGAATATATTAAAAACAAAGATATCCCATTAAGGATATCCAATAGTTTAAGATTAATTGAAATTCCATCCTATTATAAATCTAAGGATGTAATATCTGCAATTAATAGCTTAGATTTTAATAAATTCAAAGAAATGGTACCAAAAAGCATAGCTTCAGAGTTTTTTAACCTACAACGGGAAATGGAAAGCAATAGGTAATAATTAAAACCTGGCGCTTCTTAATGATATAATATAACAAAAATACTTTATGAGATTTAAAGAATTAACACAAAAAGATAAGGACTTTTTCAAGCAAACATACCTTGATAAAACATATAAGTGGGATCAAAGAATAAGCATATTAATGGAATATGCTGGAGTATCTAGACGTACTATACAAAAATGGCTTTCTAAACTTGAGCTAACTTCGTACATAGAGGCAGAATCCCCGGAGCTTATTAAAGCAAAGGAAAAGAAATTTGATAAAAAGAAGAAAAGATTTATTATATCTTGGGCACAGAATAATACTCCGATTCATGAAAAATTTCTAAATAACATTGAAGGGTACGCTGAGTATATAGATGCGAGTATACATATAATTGCAGGCAGATATAGAAATCCTACTTCGATATTCACTGATAGTAAAAAAGATATTTGGCACGATAGAGTAATACAATATTTAGATGCAGCGAGACATGATGTTCATGAGTATGTATCTATAATGTCAGATGTTAAAATTCAACCGACGGCAATTAATCCAATGACTGGTTTACAAGGAATGAGTGGAATAAATTCTTGTGTATTCGGTTCTCCTAAAACTCAATTTATAACTATTCCAGTATTGGAAGGATGTAAGCCAAAGGCAATGGTTACTACTGGCGCATGTACTGTTAAAAATTATACAGATTCTAAATCTGGTAAAAAAGGAGAATTTCACCATACTCTAGGATTTGTTGTTGTTGAAATAAAAGATAACGAAACGTTTTTTATTAGACAAGTCACAGCAATGGAAGATGGAAGTTTTACCGATCTATACTATGACATATCATTTAATGGATCAGAAGATCCTATTGAGTTCGACACTAAAACTGAAGAGATAAATTGGTCCACTTCTAATTTTGGAGCTGAGCCAATTAAATTAAATGGAGAATCTATAGTTTCTAAAATTAAAGAAATAGATGCATGTGTTCTTGGAGATATACATTATGGACATGAAGATGGCGAAGTAATGTCATCAACCTTTAAAATGCTAGATATTCTTAAACCAAGTCATGTAATTTTACATGATGTATTTGACGGAAGCTCAATAAGCCACCATCAAATGAAAGATCCTTTTATTCAATATAGAAAGGAAAAGCATGGAACTAATAATTTGAAAAAGGAAGTAGATTACATGATAGATGAACTTTCTAAATTTAAAAAGTTTAAAAATGTAATAATTGTTAGAAGTAATCACGATGATTTTGTAGATAGGTGGTTAAAAAATACAGATTGGAAAAAACAACCAAGCTATATTAATTCTCCAGAATATATGAGATATAGCCAAATATTATTAACTCAATATGCAGGAGAAGGAGAAGTAAAAGGAGTTATCCCCGCTCTTATAAATGAAGAATATCCAGAATACATTACATTAGGAAGATCTGAAAGCTATAAAGTCAATGGTTGGGAAGTAGGTCAACATGGAGACGTAGGATCAGGCGGAAGTAGAGGATCTTTACAGCAATTTAGAAAACTAAATACTAAAATTATAGTTGGACACTATCATTCTCCTGGTAGATTTGATGGAGCTCTTGCTGTTGGGACGTCATCTAATTTAAGGGTTGGATATAATCTTGGACCGAGTGGATGGTTGCAATCCCATGTTATTATACATAAAAATGGAAAGGCTCAGCATATTAATTTTATAGACGGAGAATATACTACGTTAAAATATTAAGAATAGTTATATTCTATTATCTTAGAATCCCTAGCTGCTTTTGCCCACATATGATTTTTCCAAGCGTGAAAATACTTATCTGGTTTATTATATTTACCCATCGAATATACGATATACTTATATAAAATATCAGCAGCATCCTTAGTATTCTTTGCATTCTTGAAACTATTGAACTTAGATACTCCCATTTCTGACTTGATAAACTTAATCATTTCTAATATAGTATCGTATGTACTTCCTATAATCTTATTATCTTTATATACTCCAGATTCAGCTAGTTTAACTAAAAGAGATTTTCTACGAGATCCCTGCCAACTTATTATTCCAAAATTAGTAGCATGATTTTTTGGATCAGAATGGCTAGATGTTATTTTAGACCATCTTAAATTATTTTCTCTTCCTACGTTTCCTATTAAAGCTGCTATTGAATTAGTGTTCATTCCTAAACTTTTACCTCCTTTTCTAATAGATTCAGCTACCTCCTTTTGTTTATCTGAATTTCTAGAAATATATAATTTTGCCATTTCGAAATTACTCTGTTCTTTTTTGCTAGAAAAAACTAACTTATTTGAATCAGAGTCATATACCTTTAAGCTTTTAGAGTATTTCTCATTTAATTCCTTTACACTTTTTTTGTTTTCAACAAGAGTCCACGACGTAGATCCCATTTTTTGATATTCCCAATATTTCTTAGACGAATCTATCTTATAATAAAAATTAGCCCTGCTTGATATTTTGTGCTTATCATATCCAGGTTTAGCATATACTCCTAATTTCTTATTATATTTTGAATTTAATGCAGATACACTTTGCTCATTCTGAACAAAGAACCAACTATCAGCATCCTTTTTCTTATACGCCCAATATTTTTTACTACTAGATACTTTGTATACATGGCTTGGACGCGAAGGTATAGTATACTTCTCTTCATTATCTTTAGATACTTCTTTTTGTTCAAATATTTTAGTAAACGATATTATTCTTTTCATATCTTAATTAAGAATTTAATTTAATAGATCCTCCTGCTTTTTTAACCACTCTTCGGACACTGCTTCATTTAAACTATCGAAGGTTATTACTCTTTTCATATATCAAAGTTAGCTTTTATTATATAAATATTTATTAGAATTATGATAAATAAAATAAAAGATTGCAAATGGCTAAAAAGAAAAATTCGTCATACAATAATTATCTAAAATATTTAAATGGAACTGAGAAATTATCTAATGCTGTATTGCAGCATCCTGATGAGGCCGATGATAATAGTTCAATGTATTCATATATGAAGGGAGAAGTTAAAAGAAACATATGGATAATGCCGTGGAAGAAATTTAGAAATATAGGTCTACCTAAAAAGAAATAAACTTATTACATGAATGTTAAAGATGCTATAAAATTAATGTCCAATAAAGTAGGAGGTAAGTCGAGTAATCAGGTGAGCCGACAGGCATCACTAGATGCTGTCAAAAAGACATTTGATGTACTACCTAATAATCTATTAGAAGTTGAACCGAATGACCCGAATATACAAAGGTTATTTTTCTATTTAACTGATCCTAAAAAATTAGAATATATTGAGGAATTTACTAAAAGCGAAGCATATGCTTTAGAACAAATAATAAAAAAAGAAGATCCTTCTGGTGGTTCTAAAAAAATAGAAAATAATGATAAAGAGTATGCTAATTCATTTAGTGCCGCAGCTGTTCTGCTTGCTAGATTAGAAAAACTATATAAAATATATTCTAAAGGAATAGAGCAGATAGAAATAGACAGGGATAAGCACCTAATTTCCTCTCTTAGAAACATGGGAATAGTATTAAATTTAGAGCCAATTTTAGGTAAAGGCAATGTTGGTACCATCGGTAAAATTGGAGGTATTGATAGTGATATAGATAAAGACTCATTTGAGCTAATTGTAAAGAGAGAATCTCACATCACATCTAAAAAAGATATACATAAAATTCTTAAAAAGCTTCCGGCAAGCAGTAATCTAAATAGTAGATCTAGGGGTAACCACCTAAAGACAATGAGCGATATTAAGAAAACTAGCTCTGACTCTATAAAGAGTTGGTATGAATGGGCATCAAAGACATTTGAAAAAACAATAGATACAATAGAAGCAGATGTAGAAGAAGATGCAGTAATAAAAATAGAAAACATAAAAGATTTTTCAGAAAGAGTTGGAGGAGATATTATATTAAATTTAGTAGTCAACCATAAAGGAAAAGAAACTAGTTTTGGATCCAAAATTAAAGAAAAGGAATTATCTTTACCTAGCTCTAAAAATTTAAAGGAAAAAAGGCAATTATTAACTAGAATTAGACGAGTTCTTGGCGTAGCAGAGCTTCCTGCATTTGACGATAATCAAATACAAAGACAGGGAGATTACTTTAGATTGTTTAATACGTTAAGAAATGAGAATATTGGATGGATGGATACAATACTATTAACTGATATATTTAAAGGAGAAACTAATAAGTTTAATGGGTTTAAACAATACATTGAAAACGAAAGTGCTGAAGAGGCCGAGCAACTTAATTACTTAACAGCATCTGAGCTTTGGATACTTAAATTTATTGAAAGCGACTATCTCGGGGATTTTAGTCCAAGGGAAATAAAGCAGCATACTGCTACAATTCAATCCATGACTCTTGATAAATCTAAAGATATTAAAAACTCATATCTTTCAAAAGGATTTAATCTAGGTAACTTTAACTCTGTTCAAATTAACCCAGAAATAAGTTTACCTTTATATAAAAAAGTTAAACTAGCAGTAAACGAAGCCGATAGAAAAAAAGAAAATCCCTTTAGAAATATAATGTCTGGGATTGGATCAGTAATAATGGGAATTATGCCAACTAAACTAGATAATTTTGATGCGGGCAGAGCAAAACAAAATAATGACCAAAATAAAGCAGTATTTAAAGGAATAAGTAATGTAGTTAAAGGACTTGTTGGAATTACCGGAGGAAAAGATGCTGCTAGAAAATATGAAAAAGGTATGAAAAAAGTAACTAATAATATGGTATCAAAATCTATAGGTGCAACCACGTTTGATCAAAACGATAATTCTATAAAAGAGGATATGGTAGCTCCACTTGACAGCGGACCTGGGGCGTTTCACCAAACTGGTCCAAGTATGGGAGGGGGATTTTCCCATCCTGATGGAACACCGGATCCATTTGCACTGATTGGTCCAGCTAGAAACACCACAACAAATAAGAAGAAAAAGAAGAAGAAGACTAAACCGGTTGACTGGAGAAAGTCTAGTTCTTTTGCAAGTAGCAAAGTACTTTCTTTTTCAGATTTTATAAACAGAGACAGCTAACTAATTTGTAATATCCTATTCTGTATTTTTTAATAAATAATAAAAAGAATCTATAATATGGGCAATATGCCAACTTTACCATTAGTACCCATGATTAATGACTTGGCTAGCGGTGTATCCTTATCGCTTGGTGACGAAGCCGGCGATCAATTTCATCTTCTGCAAGAAGCATATAGAGAGAAAGGTGATGCAATCGTTGATAAACATGAACCTGTTCCAGGATCTCAGTCTCTATTTAATCCATTTAAAATATTTAAATATAGTAAATTTGGATTAAGTGATTATAATTTAGATTTACATTTTGATACTCCAAATAGTTCAATGAACCAAAATGATAGAGCAGCAATGTCTGGTTTATCAAACGGGGATTCATATTCTGCTCCTGGTGAAGGAGGAGGAACTGTAACTTCTGGCGGATATGGAGAAATGGCAGCAAATTTCCAACCGTTTTCTGATACTAGACGGTGGATGGAAAATCCAACAGCTACAAATATTATACAATGGAGTAATCTTCAAACTCAAGCGGATAACACTGCAATTAGCCCTACACCATATGCTACTACTGATTTCCTATGGTGTAAGCATTATGGTAAAGTTCCAAATAATAGAATGCTAACTCTTAGGAGATATGCTCTTCCAGTTGAAGATAACTTACAGATTAGACCGGATAAAGGTCCATTAGTTCCGACTGCCCAAGCAGTAAGCTGGTATGGAACTGATCTTGGAAATCCGCTTAATAGTATCTTAGGATTAAGTTGGGGAATGAATTGGACTGAAGATAAATCTAAAGTTCAAGATATAACAGGTAATGAAATATCAGTAGAAGATATTGCGGCTGCTGCTGGCGTAGATGACCCAAAAGTCATAAATATCCTTAAAACTCAAGTTTTTTCTGGGAGTGGAGGAAAAGTAGACATACTTAAACTCGCAGGATACGATACAGAAATTCAAAAGTATATTAGAGAAGCATATTCTAACGATGGTCCATATTGGAATAGAGTACTTGGTCCGGTCAACGTAATTGATAGTACTAAAAGAAGAGATAGAGGATTCACAAAGCAAAAGGGAATAACTATGAAATTTCATTATTCTCTTAGATCATATGCTGGAATTAATCCTAAAATTGCATTCTTAGATTTATATTCTAATTTCTTGAGCTTGACTATGAATACTGCGCCGTTCTGGGGAGGAGGAGCTAGGTATTTCCAAAAAACTGGAGTAACTCTTCCAGGTTTTGGTATAGAAAATAAAATGTTAGATGGCGATGTAATTGGAGCAATATCCTTAGGATCTAAGCAAATACAACAAGCTGCACAACAAAATATTGAGCAATTAGTTGCTTTTGCTCAATCAATTAATGCAGGTAATTATAAAGGATCAAATTCAGATAAGGCAATTGAAGAAAGAAGAAAGGAATTAGATCAGGGCTTTTTAGATAACGTTCCAGAAGGAGAAACGGATCCAATATCTAAGCTTCTTGCTCCTAGGGTAGGTGAACTTCTTAGAAAGCCTCTTATATATCGAGCAATATTAGACGGTAGAGCAGTTGGAGAATGGCACCTAACTGTAGGTAATCCTATGAATCCAATGGCGGTAATTGGAAATCTATGTTTAACTACGGCATCTGTTGAGTTTGGGGAAGTGCTAGGAATAGATGATTTTCCAACAGAAGTAACATTTACAGTTAATCTAGATCATGGTAGACCGAGAGCAAAACAAGACTTAGAATCAATATTTAACTTAGGTAATGGGGCATTAGGATATTCTCAATTACCTCCACCTCCGTCGGCATCAAATAGCTATGGCGATAATAATACACAGAAAATGAATTCGGCCTATGGAGGTAGGGTAGATGCAAGCACGAATCCTGATCAAATTGGAAACAAAGTCACTGAATCAGTTGACGATGCTGGAATGGGATATGAGGGAGTAACTAATACAAACTTAAACAGTAACGTATCTGATTCAGAAAATGCTGTAAATTCAGAACAGTTAGACGCCCTAGTGAAGCATTATGGAAAAAGAGTTACTGCAATGTATGGGGAAGGATTTGGAAATAGTCCAATACTTAAAGATTATTTCACAGAATTAAAAACTAAAGATTAATTATGTTACTTAGCGATATTTTAAATAGTAAGAAAACAATATATAACAATGGATTTAGATCCACTGATATAGTTAGTGGAACTTTTAGATATCCTACTAATTCTAAATCAAATTTAGTATTGGTTGGATTCGACGAAAATATGAGACCTGATCTTGTTGTTAATAGAATATACGGTAATCAGATGATGTGGGATATTCTTTTAAAGTTTAATGGAATATCTAATCCATTCTCAATAGAACAAGGAGATTTATTATATGCTATGCCATTTGGTGATGGAGCGGGAGCTATTAAAAAACCACTCAATATAATAAGTAGAGATAAAGGAAAAAGTGAACTTCCAGTAAGTCCTCTTTTAGATCCTAAGACAAAGAAAGATAAAGATAGATTAAAAAATCTTCAAAATAAGATTGGAGAAGTAGTTCCGCCTAATGTAAATAGAGCAGGAGATAAAAACGTTAAGATAAAAAATGGAAAGGTAATATTTGGCGAAGATGTAACTACCATCAAAAAAGATAATTGTCCAGTTCCTATATCTAGAAATAGATTACAAGCTGCCCTATTAAAAGATAAAATATTTATTTAGTATGTCGTATTCTGATACTATAAAAGGAGTATTACTCCCAAAGATTGCTACAAAGGAAATATCAGTAAGTGATACGGGTTCAGTAACTTCTGAAAATATCCAGTATAAACAACAGGGAGATACTGGAGCCCCAGAAGATAAGCAGGGATCGGATGCACCTCTGGTATTTGTAAATAAGATTAGTATTACTCCTCAGTACTTATGTATTGATGAAACCGGATATTTACCTAGAATTAAGTTAATATTTAAAGATCCAAGTGGAGCATTAACTGGTCCTAATTATCCTAAAAAAGATCCAATACTCAGTGTTTATATTAAATCAGGTAATCCTAAACTTAAACCAATAGCATGTGATTGGCTGATAACTAATATTAAAACATCGCTGGACGAGGTTCTCGATGTAGATGACCCAGAAGGATTAACTATATTCACCGTAACAGGAGAATTGTTTATACCTAAAATATATGATAATAAATCAACCGCATATCCTAATCTTAGTTCAAAAGATGCACTAGAAAAATTAGCAGGGGATTTAGATTTAGGTTACGCAATCAATAACGTTAGTACCGATGATTCTATGACTTGGATAAATACCAATAGAAATTCTCTTGATTTCATAAGGCATATATCTATGCATTCTTATTTAAACGAGGATTCCTTTTTCAATTCATTTATTGATAAGTATTACTATTTAAATTTTATTAACGTATCTGAACAGATGAAGGGAGGTCATGATTTAAATTTAACCTATGATAATCAGGTTGATTCTAGTGAATTCTCTAAATCTTCAGCAATGAAGAATGCTGATTCTACAGATACTTCAGAACAACTTTCAGCAATGATGCTTACTAATAAACCAAGTAATAAGGGGAAACCTGATTTTATTATAAAGTATTCTTTACAGGGATCAAACGGAAGAGTTCTTAAAACTAAAGGATATAGAAAGAAAATATATTATTATGATCATACTCTAGATTCCGATGATAAGTTTACTAGTTTTTACATGAGCCCTCTTAGAACAAGTGGAGACAATGACGATCTTGCTCTAATTCCAGAAAATGAATTTTTAAAAGATAGTATGATTAAGAAGTGGATGAATATTGACTATGGTAATAATCATAGAGAATATAATGCAGCTGCTTTAATCAATAACCATAATATTAATGAATTAAATAAGATAAAGTTTAAAGTAGAAACAGCCGGTATTAATTTTCAAGTTGTTAGAGGAGCAGCCCTTCCGGTTGCAATATATCAACCTTCTCTTGCTGCACAGCAGAGAGAAGCAAAAACTGAAAAAATAATAGAAGAAGAAAAGAAGTTGACCGAGGGAGGTCTTGAAACGGATGATGTATTAAGTGGAAGATACTATGTAATGGGAACAAGATACATATATGATGAATTAAATGGAGCATTCCCATTTAAAACTGAATTTACACTAGGAAGAGTTGAATGGCTAGGAGAAAATAATATTTAAATATGCATAATTTTACAGGATTAAATTTAAAACACGATAATTTTAGAAAAAGTACATTCATTGACCCGTTTGATGAGCCTACTTATCTTACCTTTGCTCTTGATTTTATGTTTGAACATACTCCTTCTTCTAGTAATGTTGACGAAATAAACCTATGGAATAGCCCGTTATTTAATAAGGAGTCAGGGGCAATTGATTTTTTAGTTAATAGAGGATATAACCCGCAAGCCGATGGTCTTGTTACTTTTAGAGAAATATTAAGATACCTAACATTTCAAGCACCTTGGTATTTCCAATCAATTAGTGGGTTAGATAAATTATATGCAGCAGCAACTGATCTAGATAAGAAATCACTTAGATCAGGTGGAATAAGTTTAGGAATAGAAACATTAGAAGCAATAGATTTAAGAATAAACGAATTAGCTGGAATTTATCGTAATTCAGTATACGATACTAAATATAGAAGAGAAAGAGTTCCTGATAATTTAAGATGGTTCTCAGTTGATGTATATATTGCAGAATTTAGAAATATGAGATATAGATTACCTGGAGTGGCTCAAAATGCTGGAAATTTGTTAGGAATAAATACTGCCGCCATTGGTAATATTATGGGTGGAGGTAATATATTATCTAATGTATTAAAACAATACGGATATGTTAAATTTAGATTAAGACAATGCGAGTTTGATTTCAGTGGAACTTTACCAATTGGCTCAACTGTAAAGGTTGGATCAGATGGAAGATCTATGGAAAAGAATAATTTTAATATTAAAGTAGGGTGGGTTGAAGAAGAATCAAAATTTGGAGATGGCACTATCGTGTATGATGATCCTATGAAAACTGATATAAGAAACCCATGGGGAACTAGAAATATTGGAACTTCAGTTCAAAATGCAGGATCTTGGCTAAGCGGCTTACCTGTAATTGGAGATTCTATATCTGGGTTTGGAGAAAAAATAGGAGATGCATTGGGAAGTGTTGGCGGGTTAATTAATCCAGCTTTAAATGCAGCAAGTAATTTTATAGATCCTCCAATAACTGAACTAGGGGATATATATCAAACTGGATACCGATCAAATGGAGATACTCCACCTACACCACCACCGGAGCCAAGTGGAAACCTGTATCCTTAAAAATAGTATAATTTTTATTATATGAGTATTGACAATCACGAAATAGAAAAAAGAAAAGAGGATTACGTTGACAAGAGTTACATGGGAATTGTCGAAGATCCTAATGATCCTAGAAAGGAAGGAAGATGTAAGGTAAAGATATTTGGAATTCACGATGATATTGAGACAGAAGATTTACCGTGGGCTTATCCTAAACAGAAGAGTGCGTTTTTTGGACAGGACGGTAAAGCAGGATCATTATCTATTCCTAAGAAAAATTCAATAGTTGCTGTTCAATTTAATAACGGTAACATATATTCTCCAGAATATTATTCTATACATGAGCTTGCCGATGATGCAAAGGAACAGTTAGAAAAAGATGGAGAATATCTAGGATCTCATATTATTTTATTTGACGGAGATGAGGAGTTAAAAATATGGTTCAGTGTAAATAAAGGATTGACTATTGAATTAAAGAAATCTAGAATAAACATTGGACAAGATAGTGCAATAACAATAGAGCACTCTGACTATAATTCTTCACCCTCATCAATTGAATTAAGGGGAAGTGAAATCAATATAACAACAAAGAGTACTATTAACCTAACAGCCCCGAGTGAGATCGAGTTAGCTTCAAATGATATACATGTTAATGGAAATACTGTAAAGGTTGGACATAGTCCAATTCAAGGAAGTGCAGTATTAGGAGATCAATTATTTATATTATTAAAAGCAATGGCTTCTTTAATTGATGCAAAAGTTCCAACAAGTTTAGGAGCAGCAACTGCTCTAGTTGAGATGTATAAAACAATGGCTCTATCTGAAACGGTCAAGGTTTCTAAATAAATTTAATCAGTATAATATTTTATTAAAGGAAGATTGGAAAGATACTTCATGGGAAGATGATGATGGCAAAATAACCATAGAGGATGTATTAGATTATATAGGAGATAATTTGGTTGATATTCCCATTAGTTATTTGAAAAAGGTATTGAAAACACAATTAGATAAAGTTACAAAGGAAGACGATAGGATAATGCGAGCTGATTTACAATATCCCATTATAGTAGTTAAAAAAGATGGGTACATTTCTTACGTGTTAGACGGAAACCATAGACTACAAAAAGCAATAATTATAGGGGTAAAATATATTAAAGCTAAGGTATTGGATATGAACAATCCAGATACTCCAGAAGAATTTAAAAGGTTATTATAAAGCCATATCTAAGGGTTGATAGCTAGTCTCCCACATATGCCTTAACCTTTTCTCTTTTACTAGAAATAAGGTGATCTAACTCAGATTTATCTAAAAGACTTTCAAATCTATTATAAAAAAGTTCGACATATTTTTCTGCACCAGATAGTTGCTCTAGGGTTTCGCAGCTCTCTATTACTTTTTCTGCTTTAACTTTTGCGTTTATTAGTTCTAGAATTTCCATTTCTTTTTCCGTTTAATTGTTCTTGCTCTTCTATATCGTCAAAAACCTTGATTATTTTTTTAATTATTGGATGACGCTGTACATCATCTCCACTTAATTCAACTATACCAATTTCTGGTATATTATTAAAATGCTCTAATAATATTTCTAATGCACTTTTTTGATTTTTATTTACAGATTTTTGAGAAACATCTCCTAAAAATATCATTTTAGAGCTTGGCCCAATTCTAGTTATCAACGTTCTTAAATTATCTTTAGATATTTGTTGAGCTTCGTCTACAATAACAATTGAATCATCTAAAGTTACACCTAGAGCGAACTTTATTGGGAGAATATCGATTGCACCACTCGCCCTCAACTCCTGTGTTGCTGCTTTTCCTATAACCTTTTGAAAGTTATGTATAAATGGATATATATAAAGCTCCATCTTCTCTTCCATAGTTCCCTTTAAATATCCAATCTCTTCGTCTTTAGGAACATTTACTGACTTAACTAATACTATTCGCTTATATGTTCTAGGTTTTTCCTTTAGTAGTTTTAGGGCCTGTGCACAAGATAAAAAAGTTTTACCGGTTCCAGGAGGCCCTATTACGATAGTTATATCTTTATCCTTTATGGACTTTATTACTTCTTTTTGTGTTACTGATCTGCATTTAATGCTAACTTTGTTTTCTTTTAATGTTTTATTCATAATTTGATTTTTTCTATCCTGTTCCCATCCTTCGATCTCCTCGCGTAGCTCTTCATCGGTTAAGCGGTGTTTATTTTTCATATTATAGTTAATATTTTTTTAAAAAGTCATATATAATTAGTATATTTTTATAGAAATGACAATACCTAATAATATTTTTAGGTGATGTAAGTGTAAATCATAAAAAGACGTAATGATAGATTCTTCAGTTTTACCATATTTATGTTCAGCTGCCTTTATTTTTTTTAGTTTAATATCTTTAATCGATTCGCGGCTAAATGAATGCTCGTTATGCTCAAGTAAATCATCTAATAATTTATTAAATGATGATCCGGCAACTAAGCTTTTTCCTATTTTTTTAATAAAGCGTTCACCAATCTTTATGGATTTTAATTTAATATGTAAATCACTAGAATCTAATCCGTTATCTAATGATTTTCTTACGTCATCAAATTTTAGAATGTCTACTGAATTATTAACTATAAAATTAATATCGTATGTATAAAATGAAAGGGTTATTCTATTATCTTTTCCGGTGTGCAGAAAGTTTACAAAGTCAGGAGCAGCAATTCCGCCTCCACCTGCACTCAAGACAATTGGGTCTATTCCTAAATCGTCTAAGTAATCGGCTCCCTGTTCTAATGTAATAGTATAATCATCAAAAGGGAAGGACAATAGGAATGGAAATATATCGAATATGCTTGTATCTTTTTTATAAGCCTTTTCCATTTTTCCGCGTATTTAAAACCTCCTTTTAATTATTTATATAAGATACGTACAAACAATAAGTAATATATGGACTTAAGTAAAGAAAAAAACATAAAAAAATTAGGACTTCAACAAGGGGCAATAAAAATTCTTATTAACTCAATATATGGAGCATTTGGAAATAAGTGGTTTTATTTCTATGATCCAGATATTGCACAGTCAATTACTCTTCAGGGACAAGATATGATTAAATTTGCAAATCAAGCAATTGACTTCTATTTTAAGAATAGGTGGCATATTGATTCTGAATTACATGAAAAATTAGGAATATCTGACAAAACAATAATTCCAATAGAAAAAGATGAAAATATTGCTGTATATACAGATACAGATTCTACATATGTAAACTTTGGCCCGGCAATAAGATCAATTCAAGGATTAGATTTAACCGAAGACGAGAGCGTAAAGCTAGTTATTGCAATCGATGATAATAGAATTAGTGAATTCTATGATAAGGCATTCATAAAATGGTCAGAACGATTTAATACAACAAATAGACAAACATTTAAGCTAGAGAATATATCAACCGAAGGAATATGGATTAAGAAAAAAAATTATAGCTTACGTGTAGTTTACGAACCTAACCCAAAACAAGAATTATTTCAGTTAAAAGAGCGGTATCTTCTCATTAAAGGATTAGAGCCGATTAAATCATCTTATCCAATTTGGGCAAGAGAACATCAAAAGAAATTTCTAGATTACATTATGAAAAATGGTAAAGAGTTTGACTTAGAGGAAGATCTTATTCCAATGATAAAGAAAGTTAATGATGAATTCAATACCTTAGATCCGGATGATATAGCTATGAATTTTAATATACGCCAATATGATAAGTATGTGGAAAGCGAAGAAGACTGTTTATTTAAAAAAGGAGCAACTACTTACCCAAAAGCGGTAATCCATCATAATCACCTAGTTATTAAAAATCAATTAGAAGGAAAATATCCTAAACTTAGACAAGGTAACAAAATTAAATTTTTATACTGTGAACCCGGTCCTCAAGAAATAGATGTATTTGCATATAATCCTGGCAACTATCCTGAGGAATTTGCGCCAGATATTGATACTAGGCAGCAGTTCTTCATATTAATAGTTGAGCCAATTAATAGAATTTTAGGAGCAATTGGACTAAATAAATTAGATGAAAATCTAAAGAGAGCAGTTGAGTTTAAAACAACTAAAAGTAAAAAACCTCTTACTGATGCACAAAAATATCCGTTTCATGTAATTAATAGCGAAACTTTGGAACACGAAGAAGTAGATGAAAAATTCTGGAGCTTAATTGAAAATAAAGATTCAGACATACCGGAAGACATGTTTGATGAATATCTTCAAACTATAACAAGATATGGATTAAATACAGTTATTCTAATAAACAAGAATTTAACTCCTTATAAAAAAAGAATATCTAAAAAGCTAGAACTTGATGTTTCATAAAGAAAATTATAAAATACAAGATTTTGTAGAAGATTTATTAAAGCAAAGGTTTCCTCGGATTACATTGAAGCAGTCAATAAATGATGAAGATCCTACTAAATTAAATTTTGCATGCCCATACTGTGGGGATTCGGAAAAAGATAGCTCTAAGAAAAGAGGGAATCTATACTTAAATACTAATTCGTATAAATGCTTTAATGATGGATGTTTAACGTGGGTTCCGCTCCATAAGTTTGTTTCTAAATTCTCGCTAGAATATTCTTTATATATTCCTAATATAGATATGACTTCTAAAATTCCGTCTATTGACTTAGGCAATAATAGAGGATCTATAATAGAGGCAATAGTTAATCCTAAAGTAAGAAATAGCTTGCTTGATTTTGCGTATGTGTCTGATAGGTTTTCCTTAATACCATGTAAAGATGCGAATCCTAATAGCAAAATAGGAGAGTATGTAAATAGCAGAAACCTTACTGGCCTTCCAGCGTTTGATAAGTCCTGTTATTATGACAGTAGAGAAAATAAAATATACATATTTAACCTTGATCTTATATCCGGTAAAGTTCTAGGATTAGCCATAAGAAAAATAGACGAGGACGCGTATGGACCGAAATATAATATAAAAAATTATACCGACCTTAAAAAAAATAATATAGTATCTGAAATAGATGAAGATATTTTAAATAAAATAAATGCGATTAATAACTATTTTAATATTCTAAATATTAATTTTAATGCTCCAGTAATAGTAACTGAAGGACAAATAGATTCTATGTTTTTAGATAACTCTATTGCTACAACCGGGGTATCTAAAAGTAAAACAATATTAGGGGCAGTTATTTCTAAAAAGAATGCTAGAATATTATTTGACAACGATAAAGCAGGTAAGCAAGAGTCTTTGAAATTTATAAATCAAGGATATAGAGTATTCATGTGGTCTAAGCTAATATCTGAGCTGAAAATTAAATATCCTAATAATATTAAAGATATAAACAATATAAAGGATGTAAACGATTTATATTCTTTTTATAAAAAGATAAATTATGATATTAGATTTTTAGAGTTCAATGAAATGATATCTAATAATTTTACTGAATCAATGTACGATTTACTACACATATAGTCAAATAAATAATAAAAAATTCTAATACTATGAATAACGGAAGAATTATAACAAACTTTAGTAATTTTACTAATGAGGCCGATGGGTCTAACGTAGAAGTAGACACTAAAATCTTAGATGTTCTAATTGAACTAGTAGGATCAGAAAAAGATGTAGAGATATGTGCCAAATCCGCATTTAAAGATCTTAGAGAATCCTTTGAAAAAAATGAAGTAGAAGTAGATGGCAAAGAGCCTGCTGATAAATTAGCAATGGCCTCTTTAATTGTTAAACTTGTTGAGAGTGGAAAGTTAGGACCTGAAGATGCCGATACTTTTATAGAAGAGCACTTGGCAGGATCTGAAGAAGAAGCAGGAGATGAGGAAGAAGAAGCAGGAGATGAGGAAGAAGAAGCAGAAGAAGCAGGAGATGAGGAAGAAGAAGAAGCATCTAATAAATCTTAAAAATAAAATACTTAATAAAAATGGTAGAAGTTTTAACCTTTGAAAAATTTAATGAGAGTCATCAAGACACGAACTTCGATGAATTTATGGATAGTTTAAATGTTGATAGTAAAGAGTCTAGTTTATTAGAAATTCCATCTGGTGTTGATTCTAATTCAGATACAAGAAGACAGCTTGAGGTTGATTTATCTAAAATACAAAAGAAATATGAATCCTCATTTCAACCAGATTCATATGCTTCAATTGACGAAATGTATTCGGCTCTAGACCGAATGTATGAAAAAGTGGAGATAAGGAGATAAAAATAAATTTTATCTCGTAAAACCTTTTTCAATTTAATTATATAAAAGACATATTAATACTAACTAATTATGAAAAGACTCACTGTTCATTTAAGCAGCGTAAGAAAGAAATCAGAAGAAGTAGTTGTGGATGGCCAAAAGAAAATTAAGAGTAAGATATACAATACTCTATCATTCAGTGTTAAGGGCGAAGAGGATGCAAATCTAATAGTATCAAACATCAATGACCATCAACAGCCAAGGAATAATGTAAAGTCTTGGCATATATCTAATATTAGATAATACATGTGTTATAATTTCTGTTCGAATAAATAATAATATATGGCGGACAAGAAAAAAAATATAAAAGACTTTCTTAAACCTAGAAAGGGAAGAATTAGACAGGGATATTTTAAACCTAAAAATCCTCAAAAATATAAAGGGGATCCAACTAATGTAATATATAGATCAGGCTGGGAATTCAAATTCTTCAAATACTGTGATGAAAACGATATGGTTTTAGAATATGCTGCTGAGCCAGTTGGGATTCCATATTGGAACTCAGTTAATAAAAAACAATCTACATATTGGATAGATTGTTATATGAAAACAATAGATAAATCAGGAAATACGAAGGAGTGGCTAGTTGAAATTAAACCTAATAAGTATATACATCCACCTGAAGCTCCAAATAGGTTAACTGAGAAGCAAACTTATAGTTATGTTAGACATGCTAAAACATATATAATTAACACCGAAAAGTTTAAAGCGGCTAAGGCATATGCTAAAGCACATAACATGAAGTTTGGTATAATAACTGAGAACTTTTTGTTCGGAAAGATGTAAAATACAGTATATGATAAAGTTAGACGAAATATTAACTAATAATAGAGAAAGAAATTATTCTCAAATATTTGAAGAACACGGAGAAAAGGTAGTAAGGAATGAATTATTACCAGGATACTATTATAGTATAGGTATACGATATGAGAACTTTAATGAGGATAGAATACCATCTTCTCTAGAGCAGTGGAAGGATAATCCAAGTTTTTACTTAACGACAGAAAAGCACTTAGATTTTAATCCAACAGGATTAGTGTTCAACCATGATGATTGGAAAAACAGTGTATTAATGCTCAACTTAAAAATTATTCCGCCTAAATATAGAGCTAAGCTTATAATAACTCATTTAAACCTAATAGAAAGTGACTTAGATAGAATAGATGCATTTTCAAAGGATGACAAGTTATCTTTTGTTGAAAGATCAAAGATTAATCTTTCAATGTATAAGATAACTCCAAAAATATTAGAACACCAAACAGGTATAAAGATAGGATACGCAATGAATAGATATAAAATAAACAAGATAAATAATGTTAGAGTACTGGACTGGAATAACATAGGAGAACTTCCCCTTGCTAATATAGAAACAAACGGTTTCAAATTCGCATCAGGAGCTTATGATATATCTACAGTTTTTAATACTTTTGAAGCAAAACAATAAAAAATTAAAATAAAATGGCAGGATTCGGAGACAATATTCAAGGTAACAGCACAACAACGGCTCTTTCTAATCTAAGTAAATTTGGATCTAGATATGACGACTTACTTCTTAAAAATTCAAAAGCGATAGGGTTCGTTGAAGGACAACTCTCATCTAGATCAACCACTTTGAATAGTGGAAATGATCTTTTAAAGTTCTCAATGGCAATTGCGGATACCACATCTCAATTGAGAACGAAGGCAATCGCCTTCTTTCAGCTTGATTATGCAGTAAAGAGAGAAAGACTTAGAGATATTGCGTCTAACGGAGAAATCGAATTTGTCTTAGATACTATTGCAGATGATATGATAGTATATGATGAAGAAAATAGGTGGTGTAGCCCAAATGATATAACAGGTAAAATACTATATAAAGGATCCAATAAAAAAGATAGACTTAATTATCAAGAAAATATAGTAAATAAGTATACTAATAATTTTGAAAATATTTACAATACTTGGGGATTTGGCGAAGGAATTGCAGCTTGGCAATATGCTTTTCAATTTTTAATTGAAGGTCATTTATCCTTTGAAATCATATATGATAATCCAGAAAAACCTATGAAGGTTATTGGATTTAAGGAGCTCGACCCTGCTTCAATTGCGCCTCAACTAACTAAAGACGCCAAGGGAAAATTATATCTACAGTGGATGCAATATGATAATGGAAGTGGAAATACACGTACATTAACAGATTCACAAGTAATATACATATCTTATGCTAATCACTTCAAAACAAAAAGAATTAGTTTTGTTGAAAGAATGATTAGATCATTTAATCTACTTAGAATAATAGAGCATAGTAAAGTTATATGGCACGTAATGAATGCTCCTATTAGATTACAAACAAGTGTTCCAACTGGATCTAAGAGCTTTCAAAAAGCACAGGAGGATGTTAAAGAATTCTTAAATCTATTAAAAGAAGATGTATTCTTTAATGGAGATACTGGTGAGTTAACCGTTGATGGAAAACCAAATATGCTATTCTATAAAAACTACGTTACTCCAATAAACGATCAACAGCAGCAGGTTAAAATAGAGCCACTATCTTATCCCGGACCTAATTTATCTAGCTCTGAGTTACTTGGATATTTTACTAAAAAATTAAAAATGGATTCTAAAATTCCTTACTCTAGATGGGAAGGACAATCCGGTATGGGAGCATTTACTTTAAACGCGGAAGGAATAACTAGAGAAGAAGTTAGATATCAAAAATTTATAAAAAGATTAAGATCGGCTTATTCTGAACTAATGGTTAAGCCTTGGTTTTTACAAATGTGTTTGGATTTTCCAGCACTTAAAAATGATTTTAAATTTAAAAATGCGATCGGTATAAACTACCACAATGATAACGTATTTGAAGAAATGAAAGAAAAAGAGTTAGAAGCTAAAAGAATAGCGTCATTTACTGCTAAGAAAGGCATAATGAAAGATGATGGAACTCCATTCTTCTCAACTGATTATTTAATTAGAACTGAATTGAGGATGACCGAATCTGAAATAAATGCAAACGAAGAATGGTTTGAGATGAAAGAGCAAGCGATGGATACACCTCCTGGAGATATGGGAGCAGCAGCCGGAGGAGGAGACATGGGAGGAGGAGCAGGAGCAGCTGGAGCCGGAGGAGCAGAACCAGCAGCCGGAGGAGCAGAAACAATAGATGGCGGAGAAACTGGAGCCGACGGTTCATTATAATATAAAATGGAAGTATCAATTATCATATCAATATTATTAATAGGAGTTGTTTGCTTTTGGGCTGGGCATAAGATCGGGTTGAATGCTCAAAGTAAAGCAGTAAAATCTGTCCTAGATTCTTGGAAAGCAAATTATACGTTTACCTCAATTAATCATAAGGATAACTTATCAAATCATATTATGAATTCTGAATATGATGAGTGGGACTCAACTTCAACCTTCTCTAAAGATAATTACTTTTATAGTATATGTAAAGATTCTAGAAAAACTATTGAAGATAAGATGAATAAGGCATTAGAGCTAGAGGACTATGAAAAGGCTGCAAAGTACAGAGATATTTTAAAGAATATTAAAAAATCTGGCGGTTGTTCTAAGTAGGCTTACTAAAAGTCCGTATAATTCTTTATAAATAAATATATAGTGGATAGTTAAACTATCCATAGGTGATAAGAAAGAAGCTGGAAGGGTAGAATGAAATTGTCACGTTCATTGTTTGTGCTGGAGAATAGAAGCCTTTTTTGGTTTCTCAATTAGATCCTAAATCTAAAAAAGCACAAAAGATATGAAAAAACTATTCACATTAGTATTACTTATACAGTTATTATTAGTCAATAACTCAATTTCCCAATGCACACATACATTTACAGGATACGATTCTTATGGAGATGGGTGGAATGGAGCAAGTGTAACAGTTATGGTTAACGCTCAGCCAGTTGGGATGATTGCAATGGCTACTGGCGCACAAGAATCTCTTACATTTCAAGCAAACGATGGAGACTTAATTAAATTAGATTGGATTTCTGGAACATATGATTATGAAATATCTTGGGATTGCCTAGATGGCGGAAATAATACTATTGCGATGGGAGTATATGGAACCGTTGGAGTCGGAACTGGAGCTTGTCCCGCACCTACGCCCTGTGCTACATTAGATTATGTTCAAGACTTTGAAAGTGGAACTACACTACTCGCTGCTACAACTGGCGCGGGGTCAAGTGTTACGATCGATGGCACATCCGCTAATTCTAGTGTTTATGGATTACATATGCAAGGAAATACTTCGTCCGGTTGGGGATCATCTTATGCCACAGGATTAGCCGCATTTACAAATTCTACTAGCCACATTGCTTCTGTTAGCAGAGAGATATGTGCTCCTTTACAACCTACTGTTAAGATGACTTTTAATAAAATGCAGACATATACTTATAATGTAAATTATTCATGGTTCAGAGTTACAGTTAACGGTACCCCTATACCAGATATAAATGGCAATACTTATTTTAATGGTTCTAGTAATATTTGGGAATCAATGGAATATAATTTATCAGCATATACAGGAGCAGCTTTTACTTTAGCTTTTGAAACATGTAACAAATATTATACAGGTTATACAACCACTGGAATGGGCGGGGACGCATCTTATATAGATGATATTCTTATTGCTCAGTCATCAAGCCTATCACCTCCGACTGCCCCTGGATCGATATCAGGAAATAGTTATCCAAACTCCGGAGAAGTTATAACATATAGTATATCACCAATACAAGGAGCAGATTATTATACATGGACTACTCCTATAGGATGGTCAATAACTTATGGCCAAACGACAACATCCATTACTGTGGCTACAAATAATAACTCAGGAACATTATCAGTAACTGCAACTAATCAAGCCGGCACCTCTTCGGCTACGACATTAGCGGTGACATCAGCAGTTTTAGTAACATCATATCCTTATGAAACAGCTTTCGAAAATGAAACAAATGATGTTACTACAGGCTCCGCTACAGGCTTTACCTTTACAGAAAATGGTTGGAGAAACGTTAGTGGTGATGATGGGGATTGGAGAACAGATGCAGGTGGAACGGGAAGTACTAATTCCGGTCCTGGTGGTGGAGCATCAAGTGGTGTATCCGATCATTATCCAGGAACATCATCTGGTAAATATATTTATACGGAAGCGTCAACACCTAATTATCCCTCTAAAGAATTTCATTTATGGTCACCACCCTTTAATTTAACTTCTCTAACGGCGCCGACATTGACATTTTGGTATAGTATGTATAGTGTAAGCGGTGCATCCCTAGCCTTACAATATTCTCTTGATAACGGAGCTAATTGGGCAAATAATATTGCCTTCATGTGTACTACTACATTTCCAATCGCGGTTATTTATCAAGATATGGGAACTAATTGGAGACAAGGATTTGTCGATCTATCTGCGTTACAGTCCAATTCGAACATCATGTTTAGATTTATAGTTACTACAGGTACTAGTTGGGATGGCGATATTTGTTTAGATGATATCAAATTAGTAGATGCTGCTAACACATCAGTGGATGTAGGAGAAAATATTACATTAGGTTCTAGTGCATATGATGGTGCTTATGGATTAGTATTAAATGGAACATCATCCCAAATAATTAATCCAGAAGGATATAGTATTTCAAATATAACAATTAATAATTCAGATGGAGTAACGGTAGATGGGAGCGATTTAAAGATAGATGGTATTCTTACATTAACTGATGGAGTAATAACTACCGGATCTAATAAAGTAATAACTACTGCTGCTCCAACTGGATCTATATCAGGCGGTAGTGCAACATCTTTCATAAATGGAACACTGAGAAGATATATTGCTACTAGTTCAGCAACTTATATATTCCCTATAGGTAATGGAACTGGAACTTCAAACTACCAAAGAGCTGATTTAATAAATGGAAACTTAGTTGGAATAAGCTATATAACCGCTTCAACTACTGATATGGCTGGAGGTAATATGACTCAATTAAGTCCAGGCCTTACTCAAAATACTTCGGTATTAGCTGAGATCTTCGATAAGAGTTGGACATTAACTCCTAATGCACAACCGTCAGGCGGAACATATGGCGTGAATCTATATCTTAATGGAGTTGGTGGAGGAACAATAGCAGATGATAACTTTACAATTGTTAAACGACCAACTGGTTCTACAACATGGAATGATTGGGATTCATTTGAATCAACCACAACTATACCGGTTGGGGGAGATCCGGGAAGAACTGTTGCTGGTGGATATATGCAAAAATCAGGATTTACATCATTTAGTGACTTTGGCGGCGGCGGATCCGGCGGAGGACCCTTACCGATAGTTTTAATTAGTTGGGATGCTGAAATAGTTGGAGAATCTACTTCATTAACTTGGTCGGTAGCTTCACAGGTAAACAATGATTTTTATTCAATACACAGAAGTTTAGATTGTGAACATTGGGAAGAGGTTGCTAAAATACCTGGAGCAGGTAATGCTAATTCATTAATGAACTATCATATTTTCGATGAGAATCCTTATATAGGACAATCTTATTACAGATTAATGCAAACCGATTATGATGGTAAAACTGAGAAATTTAGTTTATTGGGAGTATTTTACGACAAACCAATTATACTAAGTATCAATCCAAATCCAGTTGAAGAGGTATTAACATTATACTTATCTGAAACGCTAAAAGGAGTAACTCACGTTACTATCTACAATACAAGAGGACAACAACTTTACACCAAAGGTTTTATCGGAAATTGGAAAGTAATTGAATTAGATGTGTCAAACTATAAAAAAGGTTATTATCTACTAGACGTAGATCACAACCACCGCAAGGGAACATTAAAATTTATAAAAGAATAATATATATATGGATAATTTAAAAAATGCGTTATATGCTGGTCTAGGACTGGCTAAACAAACAGAAGATCAGGTAAAAGAAAAATTTGATTTACTAGTTGCAAAAGGAAAAAGAGTTGATACAGAAGGTAAACATTTAATTTCTGATTTATTTGAAGCTTTAACCGAAGTCAAGAAAAAACATGATGAGAAGTTTGTAGAAACTTTAAATGATAGTATTGATAAAGTAGAGGAATTACTTCAAACATTAAAAAAATAAAATAAAATACATAACGATGCAGAATCTTCCTAGCTACACTAACCTATTAATTAGATTAGTTTTAAGCGCATCTGGAATATTTTCAATGTTTATGCTTCCAATTATATTTGGACGCATGGACAGTTATAGTAGCTATTATATTTGTTCTCCTATATTATTTACATCATTATTTAGTATACTTGCAGTCGGGCTGTATATACATAGTAATATACAATGGAGGTATCCAGCAATACTATTAATAATATTGTCTATATTTAATATGCATGACGCCCCATTGCTTCACTACGGCGCCGCCATTCTATTTTTTATAAGCTCAACATATTCTATGTGGAATGATAAGAGAGTAGGTGGATTTGGAAAAATTTCTGCTATATTATATGGATTATTCTTTATAGACTTATTAATATTTGAATTAATTCAAGTTATTATAATATGCTCATTTCATCTAATATACATATTTAAGATGATTAAAATTAAAGCTAAATCTTGAATTATTTATATAATATAGAATAAGGGCTCTTATCTCCATCTACTATAATATTTAAAACATATAGTTTATTTCCATTTGAATCCTTAGTATAATATGGGGATACACTGATATTTCTTCTTTTTCCTTCAGATACGAATTGATTCATTTGGCTATTTGCCTCATCTGCTAATTGGAATGGATTAAGATCGAAATCAAATAGGTATTTTTCTACTTGTAATCCAAAGCTAGGCTCACCTAAAACTTCTCCTTTATTAGTTAGTAGTGTCATTCTAACTTGGGTAATACATGCTTCCAAATCATCATACACTTCTACTTGATCCTTTCTAAATTTAGGGTCTTCTTCTGATCTTGTATAAAAATCTCTAACGTTTGCCATATAATATTATTTATCTTCTCTGTATTGTGCTGCTGTCTTACCTAATATACCTAGCTCATCTAGCATATCTATATCAGATTGCTCCCATTCTTCTTCTCGTGCCCACTTAGCAGCAAACACTTCAATTAATATAGGATCTGTAAGTACCCATCGCTTTTGATCATTCTTAGTACAGTGTGCATATAAAATACCGACCTGTCCATCTCCACTCCAACGTCCAGAATTTCCTGTTAAAAAGGAAGAGCCAAATCCTCTATCTTCAGTTGGGTTCCATTTTCTATGATCTGGGATATCTACCTTCTTATTCCAATCATATCCTCCTCTATCTCTTTTTCCTTCTTTATCGGCTCCCATTTCATAGTATAATCTACTTAAATCACTATATCTTACTCCTTCTTTTCCTGATTTATATATAAGTTCAAGCATATTAAGAGCTACACTTGTTTTATTATTTTTATATCTCTGTACCTTTTCTTTGTCACTTCCCTTATCAAAATCAGTATAAATATAGCTACCCATAAAATCAAAGAACTTTCCATCTTGTTGAATAGTTCCCTCTGTTATAAATTCACTAAAATCTGATATTGCTTTATGTTTGCTCATATTCTTATTGATTATATAAATACATCCAGTCTGTTGTATTTTCTCCTTTCATCATCGCTTTTACATCTTCCATTTCCTTTTCAGCAGTTGCTACTATACTTTGATAATTAAGAGTAACATCTCCTGGAAGTTGATAATTGAATGTCTGTAGCATATGCGATAATCTTACTTTAGCATGAGCCCTTACATATCTTTGAAATAATTCATCCTCATACAATTCTTCCTTTTCTATTTTCTTAAATACTCTAGCTACTGCGTTAGCTTTTGGAGTTCTCCCGATAAATCCTAACATTTTAGTATTTTTATTAAAGTCATATGCTATAGTATCAAGTATTAAACCTCTAGTTAAATCTAAGAATGAAAACATAATAGTTCTATACATTATAGATTCTCCCATAAATGGAGTAAGGTATATCTCAGATCCAATAAATTTTTGTTCAGAAAAGTCTCTATCAATTGTTGCAAAAATAGAAGCGCCCTTTGCTTCCTTTAGATCGGCAACAAATGCCACACAATCCGGCATCTGTATTTGTCTCTTTTCCTTAAAGCATTGATTCTTCATAAGCTCAGTTGGTATGATAATATATTGGGATTCTACAGCATGTCTCCAGTTATCATAGAAATACTTAGAGTCTATTTCTAAAACCCGCTTTAATTCTTTTTCAGGTAAAGAATATGGAAGTGCTCCTGAGAATGTTATCTCATCTTGAATGTCTTGTAAAAGGTCTTGTTCAGTCATATTAGTTTTTATTTATTGATTTGAGCCAGGTCCTCCAGAGTTATTGTCTCTACTGTGGCCCTGGTTTCCTAATTTTATAATATCAGTATAGTTATCTTTTTTCTTACTAAATGCCCGTAGTGCTCTTTGATTTTTCTTATTTGACCGGTCATCCGCTTTTCCTGCTCTTTCCATACATATCTTAACCCATTCTTGTATATTATGGTCCTTTAATAGTTTTTTCCAATTACTATGAAATATTAAATTTATAGCTCTAGTTATATCTACTTCTTGTATCTCCGGAGTCTTAGAATATCTATATGGATTTCTAGCTGCTTTTTCATTAGCTAGCTCTTGAGCTATTGCTAAAATTTGAGAATGTATACTAGACACTGCTCCTTGCACCATACCTGCAAAATTAGTAGGATATACTGTTTTAATTTCAGTCTCATTAATATATTCCTTATATGTCTTTATACTTTTCTTCATAATTTATTAAGCGACAACGGTTGCTTGATCAGCATTAGATTGAGCCTGATTTGCTTGGTTAGCCAAATCTACTGCTGTATCTGCCGCTACCTTATCAACCTTTGCCATTTCTTGATCTAGTAATATTCTTTTTTCCTTTACATTAGCTAATCTTTTTAATAGTTCAGCTTCTTCTTGATTTAAGGCATCATATTGTGATTGAAATTCTGGGTTTGCCCCCATTACCAACTGATCTTCTTTAATTTCTTTAGCTTTATTATTAGTATAGCTTTTAAATGATTTTACATGTGGCATTACTTTTAGTTATTTTTTTCTATTGGAAAAAGAATTACTTTTTCCTATAAAATCCTTATAAGTAAGAACTTTATTTTTTTTATCTTTAGACTTAGGATTTGCTCCAAGGTTAATTCCTGTTCCTCCTGACATAGCAGGAGAATTAGACCAATGTCTTGGAACCGCCGATCCTCTTGATGTAGTTATAATGTTCGTCCTAGGTCGAATATGGTCCGGCTGAAATAAATGATCCGATGCATTTCTTCCAATTGTAACTTTTCCTTCTCTAATATATTTGTCAAATCCTTTTACCATATCATTAAAATTCAAAATCGTCAGCTGAACTATTATTTTCATCGTTACCAGATTCTCCTTGAGACCAGGTTGGAGCAGATACTGGAGTATCTTTCGCGTATTCTGGGGTCACCTGATCATCACCAACCTCTACTGTCTCAGTACCATCAATATTTATAGCGGAGTCTCCCTCGTGTGATCCTGAGGATACTCTAGCGCCTACTGCGTCTAATATCGATTTTAATGCCTCATATTCAGCATCTCCTTCAGAATCAAAGGAAGCTACCTTATCTAATAAATCTTTAATTGTCATATTTAATAGTTCCTGTGGCATAGGATCATCTGGATTATTACCGTAAATGTGTTCTCCTTCTAAAAGTCTGTCTATAGTAGTATAGTCTTTCATAATTACTTTTATTTTTATTTATTTGAACCATTAAGTATCTTTTAGTATAATAATATAGTACGTTAAAAGAAAATACTAAAAAAATGATAAATGAATTAAAAATAGTTCAAGATAAGCTAGAAAAGGATATTTTATCTAAAATAGATGAGATACGAGAAAATATAATAATTGGAAAAGGACCGGGAGAAGTTGCTCAAATAGCCATGCTAGATGTAATAAGTGAAGAGCTATCTGATGTATTATTAAATTGGGAACCATTACCTTATAATAGTAACATCGGAGATGATAAGTTTTAAAGATCCATTAATCTAAGATATCCTTCTTTAAAGTATTTAAATGACTTCTCAAATTGTCTCTGTATATATGGACTTATTGATCTTTTAGATATTGCAGAATATTTACTTAAAGCTGCATCTGTTAATGCGTCAAATGATTCTAGTATAGATTTAATATCATCAATGTCATCTGCAATCTCAGGTCTTTCTTCTAAATTAAATGGGAGTTCATACTGATTTTCAATATCTTCTTCCTCTTCTTCATCTGGATTTGCGCCTAACTCATAAAACCTAGAAGAAACATCAGGACGCTGGTGAGTTTCTGCACTCAGTAAAAACATCCTTAAATTCTCATGAAGTTCCTTTTTAAAATTAGTTATCTCAACTTTACTATATTTCTTATTTGACCCCATTTTATAAATATCCTGGTAATTTTATTATTTTAACTTTTAAGTTTTCTAAATCTTCTTCTTTTAATTTTCTTTTTCTTTTGACAAAGTCTAAAGTCATCATACCTATACATTTCTTTTCTAAGTCAAACAGTCCCCAATGGTATGTAGATTTATTTCCCGCTTCTATTTGATGAACCTTACATAGTGAATTTGGAAAATCAGCATTTACATCATAATAAGGACAACACCAATTTTCAAATAAAGGTAGTAATGAAGCATTACATGAAGAGACTGGTAAATCCTTGGATATATCCGACATTCTTTGTATTCCAGATGCGGCTACCTCATAGGTCATTGAAAGCTTTTGCATAGATTTTCCAGTATAAAATTCTCCTCCATTATGAAATTGTAATATAGTTAAACGATCGGCGTTAAATTTATCTCTAATCTCTTCTAAATTATCTAATAATTCTTGATCTTCTTTTATTTGAACATGAATTTTGCATTCCTTCTGATTTATCTTTCTAGACAGATAATTCTTATACCAAACTACGCTTAGTGCTGTTGCTGATCCAATGATCGCTGTTAATATCGGCACTAAATATTCTTCTCCAAACATTCCTTTCTTCTAATTTTTTATAAAATTAACTATCAGTAGGACATCCACAATGAACTCCATACTCTGCTCCTTGCCACCATGACTCAGGATCTTCTGCTTTATCAAATGAAAATGGATTATCTCCGGGTTCTACTGCTTGAGTTGAACCACAATGTTGACACTTAACGAAGCAACTATCATCTACTTGATCAGATACTTGATAATCACTTTCAATATCTTTAATATCTAAATCATCGTCATTAAATAATAATTCAGCGTCACTACCAGAATACATATCGTCTGTTTCATCTTGCCAATTATATTCCTCATCATCTTCCGTATCTAAATGAGATAAATCAAGATTATTAGTAATATCCATATCATCCTTAATGTTAAAATCATCAAAGGATTCTAATACAAAAGAATTGGATGTCTTCCACTTAAAGGATTCATTAGATTCTTCATCTTCATCTTCGTCCTCATCGTCGTCCTCATCGTCGTCCTCATCGTCCCCTTCAGGATTTCCATATGAACCATCATCCTCAGTATCTTCTTCATCAGATTCTTCATCCTCAGTATCTTCTTCATCAGATTCTTCTTCATATTCGCTATCAGATTCGTCCTCGTTTCCTTCAGCTTCTATTTCTTCATCTGAATCTTCACAATCTTCACATTCTTCTTCTTCCGGTTCCTCTATTCCATTATTTGAAGAACTAAAGGAAGGAGCGCCAGCATCTCCAGGTTGAGCGATTGATTCCTCAGATCCAATATCTACTGGTTTATTTGGTCCTAACTCAGACTTATCATAGGTAGTCTCATCAAATCCTTGTGAGAAATTATCAGAAGCAGAAGCAATATCCTGTACGCTAGCTGCTTGATTTTGTTCAGAATCCACTGAAAACTTATCAGAAAACTCTTTAAAATTTAAAACTCTATCTGCCATTTTTAAATAGTATTTTTATTTATTTATTCGTGTAATTTTGACGCGTTTGATAAACGTATTTAAAATCTATTGGAGTAAGAGAACAGAGCGTATCCATATAAACTAGAAAGAACATTATCTAATAGCGGGATATTAGATTTGTTATTAGATATAGCATCAATCATCATTTTAAATATTCCTCGCATAGTAGATCCCTCAATTATTAAGTCATCGATTACTAAATATGACGGGCTCATCTTAACTATATTATTCATCGATACTTTATTAGAATATGAATTACTTTTAAAGTAACCTTCATATTCATTTTGTTCATCTTCAATCGTTTTTATAATATATGAGTCAATAATGTGACCTGGCTTTAATAATCTCCTTACTCCAGATTTAAGACCTGCTGATTTCTTTATAAGTCCTTTAAATGAAGAAGAGTTATTCTTAATAAATATATCCATCATTCTTTTAGTTTCAGGATCTGCTTTTTCATACGCATCCTTATCTATTATATCATACATATCTATTCCATAATATGCTTTCATGATATCTACTACTTTTGCCTTTGGGTAGTATAAAGATTTAATTGTATCAGCTACTCTTGATGCAAGAGGTGAGCCGGATCCTGTAACAAATAGTACCTTAACCGGTCTATTTTTAAGTTCACTAGGGTAGGAGTGATTAATTAAAGTACTCAAATCAGAATCACTGATAGATTCCCACTCTTTCATATATTCAGAAAATTGTTTCTTTTTATCTTTTAAATTTTCTATCTTATATCCGGAAAAAGTAAGTATTTTATTTAAGCGGCTAGGTTTTTTATCTCTAACTTGAGCTAATTTAATGATATCTTCTTCTGTATCATTATCATAATCTATATTTATATTGCTATCTAAATATGAGTGAGTTCCGTGATTGAAGGTTATTCCTTCATTGACCCCATAAGATATTTTATTCCAACCAGATATGAAATTCTTAATCTTATTAAATATCCTATAAGATAAAATATTCATGAATAAGAATTATTTTTTGCCGTTAAAAAAGTTATCTAGATTATCTTGTAAACCGTTAGACATTTTCATGAAATCATCAAAAGAATAAATAACAGATTCGTTAAATTTTTCTTCCTTCTTCTTCTTTCTGTTAATCTTCTTAATTAACCTCTTTTTCTTACGATCAGCTTTTCTATTTTTACGTTTTTTCCTTTTAGCATCTTTTAAATCACCTTTAGTATCTTCCAATTCCTTTTCTAATTCTTCTAATGACATATCGTCTAAAGATTCTTCTTCTTCTTCTTTCTTAGGCTCTTCCTTCTTAACTTCTTCTTTCTTAGGCTCTTCCTTTTTAACTTCTTCTTTCTTAGGCTCTTCCTTTTTAACTTCTTCTTTCTTAGGCTCTTCCTTTTTTGCTATTATATCAACAATCTTTTTAGCAGTGTTTGGTCCAACAATACCATCTTCTGTTAGGCCATTTTCTTTTTGCCAAGCTTTAACTGCTTTGTCTGTACCTGGTCCAAATTTTCCATCAGCCTCTACTCCTAAAAATTCTTGAAGAGCTTTAACCGCTTCTCCGTTTCTTCCTCGTCTAAGAGATCTTTTAGTCTTTATTATATCTGATATTGTTCCATCAACTGTTTTAGATCCACTTGACTTTTTAGTACTAGCAGTAGGAGTAACCGGTGTTAAAAATGAATCGGCTGTAGCCTTTCCTGCATTTGCAATCGCTAATTCTACTTTACCATCTTCGAGTGGAGTAGAAGATCCTTTAAGTTTAAGCTTAGATATTAGTTGTTTATATTTGTCAGGACTTGAAATATAATATGCTTTATTATTAGTAACATCTAATAACCATCTAGTATTTCCTGCTGATGTTTTTCTAATTAATTTATATTCAATATTTTCTAGAATAGATCCAACCATTCTATCTACTTCTTGAGGACTAAAAAAATATTTATTTGATTCAGAAATTCCTGCTGGAGTTCCTGGATGTTCCATATGAGCGTCTACATCTACTGAAATATCAATTGGAGTTTCAGAATCTACCGCTGGATCAGGTAAATCTAATTTTTCAGCAGCATCTTTTAAATTATCACCTCCATGATATATTACTTCTTCTGATCTCCACATTTCTAAACTATGTTCTGTGCTTACTCCCGATTTTAAAAAGGGGGTGGTAACTGCAACTCTTACTGAATTAGTAATATTTACAGCAGTATCTAAAGCATTAGTTAATTCATCAGATGATGTTGTATATACAACATATTCTCTATCTGGCTCTGATTCAACTGGATTATGTTTATCACTTTTATTAGCAGTGACTTTAACTCTAAGATAAACTGGCTTATCTCCAATCATTGCAGCTTCTCCGTCTTTACCATCTGCCCAAAGTTTAAGAGGTTCCGGTGAAGACCATACTCCTGCACCAGATGCAGCAATTGATCTTAATTCTTGTTCAACGTCTGAACCGATTGGCCATGCGTACATTCTACCAGACATTTTTTGTTTTTTAAGTGTTTCAAGGTCACCTTCATGTTGAACTGCTTCTTCAGAACTGACATCATCAGCTCCGACTGGCATATCATCTCCGTCTAAATCAGGTGAAATACCCGTGTTCTCATAAAGTTTTTTCAAATCTATCTTTCTATAAAACATATCTTGTTATTATTATTTTCTATTATAGTTTTATTTATTCACGTGAATAAATAAAAATATGAATAAGCACGTTTTAACATTCTCACAAATAATTAATGAATCAGTTGGATTTGGATCTGTTTTATTAATAAAAGGTAAATCATCAGATGCCGGAAGATATTTATACGCAACTACAGTCAAAGGAAGTGTAGAAATAAAGCCAGGTCTTAGAATGGTGTTCATTGGCGATGAGGTATATAGAGTTATTAATAAAGAAGGAAAGTTTTTTGGTAGAAAAATATCATATGGATCAGAAGATGGACTCAAAGGAATATTTAATATGAGAAATCCTGGAAAGCCTAGTATTGTTTTAAATCACAATAAAACTCCATTTCATTGGATTACTCTTAAGCTTAATGATATTGGATCAGCGCTAAGAGAACTTGGACCTAGATTATTTAGTCATGATTTAATACTAGAATCAGAAAATGATATTGATGCTGATGGAATAGAAGATTCTCAAGACGATGAAATATCAGTTCCAATAGATAATATGGATCAGAGAATTCAATCAGAAGAAAATTATGATGAATCTAAGAGAAAACAAGAATTATATGATACAATATGTTATGAAGTAATTAAAGCTATTTCTGGAAAAGAATCAAACGTAAATCCTAAATTAATTGAGATGGAAGAAGTTGATTGGGAAGATGATTATCAAGAGCTTGAAGATAATTATGAATCATATGAATGGAGTATGCGTATGGAAGTTTACTTAGATCATTCTAAATTTAAAGACTTTGAAAAAGAATTAGCTGATCTAGAAATAGCAGGAGATTTTATGGAAATGCTCGATGTCCAGCCTAGTATAGAAGTAGTTATAGGATTTAGTAGTGATATTGAAATTAGACACGAATATGAAAAAGGAGATCACTATGAACCTGACTATTCAGAAGTAACAATAGCTTCGTGCAATTCTTCAATAGATGATATAATAATAGAAGATATTTCAGGAAATGAATCAATTTTAACAAAACCTGCTCCTTTACAAGAATTAGTTAAAAATTTAGAATATAGATTTAATGATAGTGAAGGATTTCTTCCAAGTGATATATGGGGAGAGTTTAAACATAATATAATGAAATCTAATGGATCCCATATTAATTTAGAACCTTATGAACAAGAAAAGTATATAAAACAAGAACTATTAAATAAAAAATCTGATAAAGTTAGACTATTAAAAATATCTTTTGGTAAAAACTATAATAGTCAGAAAACAGAAATTCATATTCAAAATGCTAAAGATATATCTAAGTATTGGAAAGATAAGCTTAACATAAGTGAAATATCCGATAATGAATTATATAGATTACAAAAGATTACATATGAAATAGAGTATTTTGATGAGCTTATACCTTCCATGGAAGGGAAAGTCCCAAAAATTATGGTGAACAGGAAAGGTTGGATGACTAAGCGAAGAGATAGATATGCAGAGGATCTTAAAGAAGAAATCAAAAAGATAAAGTCCTCTAACAATTCTAAATAATAATTAAAACAGAGCTCTGTTTTTTAGTATAATATATTAAACTTTATAAAAATATGAAAAATGTATTAGTAACAGGAGGAGCAGGATTTGTAGGAAGTAACTTAATTAGTAAATTAAAAGCTAATAATCCAGATATTAAAATCACATGCCTAGATAATTATTTTACAGGTAAAGAAGAAAACCATATACCCGGCGTAAACTATATTAAGGGTAATACTTGGGAAGCAGACCTAATCTTTGAAGATAAACGAATTTCGTTCGATACAGTATTTCATTTCGGAGAATACTCTAGAATTGTTCAATCCTTTGACGATATTCAATATGTTGCTAAGACTAATATGGGAGGGACTCCTATCATTTTAGAATTATGTAGACAGTGGGGTGCTAAATTAATATATTCTGCATCTTCTTCTAAATTTGGTGACGATGGAAAAGACGAAAATCTTTCTCCTTATGCTTGGATGAAAGCAAAAATGGTAGAATATATTAAGAATTATAATGATTGGTATGGATTAGAATATCAAATATGTTATTTCTTTAATGTATATGGTCCCGGCCAGATTATGAAAGGTGATTATGCTACGGTTGTTGGTATTTTTGAAAGACAACATAATTTGGGTCAAAAATGTACAGTAGTTGAACCTGGAACTCAAAGCAGAGATTTTACTCATGTTGATGACATAGTAAGTGGGGTTGTAAAATCTGCTGAATATTTACATAAATCAGCAAATGATCCATCAACTATAAGTATTGAAAGAGAATGGTATTTAAAATCAGGAAAAGAAAGAACTATAGTTGACGTTGCTGAGATGTTTGGTGATTGGGAATTTATTCCCGAAAGAAAGGGAGAAAGGCGTAATAGCGCAACTATTGATAACAATACTTGTGAAAGATTAGGATGGGAACCAACTCATTCGTTAGAAAAATGGATAGTTAAACAAAAATGTACTAAAAGCTTAGTGTAATGAGTAGATATTCATCAACAGTTATTAACCCAGAAGGTACACTCCTTGAATTATCATGGGGATTTGATCACGCATTAGGATATTGGTACGATATATTCGATCGTGATAAAGGTACAGAAGAACATGAGCAATTAGTAGAATCATGGTCATCAACATTAGGATTTTTACCTAAACAACCAGGAAGAACAAGTAATAGCAGAAGTGTTATATTGGAATTCCTTATTAAGTATGATCTTTCAGAAGAACATAGAGGTGCAGTCGGATCAGATTACCCGTTTTAAAAGTAAATATAAAATGAAAATTAAAAGAAGAATCGCAACAGAATGTAAAAAGATTAGAAGAAGTAAATCTAATCCAGGTTATTTCAAATATGAAGTAACAATTCAAGAAAAGGATGGAACTATTGATACTCATCCAGCTTATGGTAAAGATATGCAAGGGGCTTTATCTAGATTATTAAAAAAAGAAATAACTACTAAAATAGAAAGAAAATTAAATGCAGGCTGGGTATTTGTAGCTTGGATGATATTGATGGGATGGCCAACTCTAATTATGCCAAATATCGCTAATTCTCCTATATATATTGTTTACTCCTTTAGCTCAATTGCAATAACTTTAATGTTTGCAGCAATATGGTATAATTACGTAAATAAAGAATAATATGTCAGGAAAATTTAAAGTAGGAAATCAATATAGAAATAATCCGCTATCCAATAAACCTTCTTCTGTAATAGTTGAATTACATGAAAGAAATGGAACAACTAAAGTATACGATAATATACACAACGCGACAGCTTTTATAAATAGGGCATTTCAAAATCTATCTATAATATCAGCTACTGTAAAAGATTTATCAGATGACTCTTCTCCTAAACTTATATCAAACTATAATTTGTGATGGGTTTTCACAGGAGATACATTGGCACGGATATTATAATAAGTAATTATAAAAGTGGAGGATCTAAATCAATTTTTGAAATGTATACTAGCGGGGTTGACGCATTAATATTAAGCGGGGATTTATCTAGTGATCTAAATTCTATTATAAATGATATTAAATTAGAGGAAAAAGAAGTGCTTAGGGAAATATCTAGAATAGTAGAATCATCTAAAGATTTCAAGTAATTCATCTTTCATAGGATTCTTATCGCTTATGCAAATATCTCCTAATTCATTACTTTTACAGGTAACTCCTAAAGCTGATTTTAATCTTGCCCAGACTTTATTAATAATTGGATTGTGGCGCCTTCCAATTCCAGAATAAAGATGTCCTAGCCAGTCTACTAAACTTCGATATATCTTAGTTCCTAATCCAAGTCCTCTAAGTTCTTCTGCCAATGTTATATGAATTTGATAAAGAATTCCTTGTATTATTTGAATATCTACTATTACTCCTTTCTTTATAATATCTGTTTCTAATGGTATATCTAATTCTAACCAAATAATATTCCTGCCGTTATCTCCAATTTGTTTCCAATCTAAATCTCGCCAGCTTATCTTCTTTACCCAATCTATATCTGATTTATCTATGTCAATTTGCTCTGGAAATCTTAATCCTCCGAGCTCTTCAAAGGATTCCCATAATTTATATTGCATTGCTTTATGGCTAGCCATTGTTATATACTTTTATTTTTTCTTATCATATATAAAGATGCAGCTTCCTTTAAGCTTTCACTCCAGTCGCTTAACTTTAAAACATTATCCTGTATAGAGAATCCGTTCTCTTTAAATTCTTCAAACATATGATGGTTTAATATATTATTCTTTTTTATTTTTATAGCCGTTTGTATTTCAATATCCTCTTTCTCATGAAAAGGATTAGCCGATTTAATAAATTCTACTAGATCAGACAACATACCCATTAATTCTCTTTGGTCGTCCATTTGATTTTCAGACTCTCGTATTAGTCTGCTGTTTTGTCTATTTGCCATAGTTTAAGATTATTGTATATTACTATTTATTTTAATTATACCGAGATAATTAGTATAATATTTAGATAAATCATTAAAATTACTATTTATGAAATTACAATTGAATAAAGTTGAGATGTTAAAGGTATTACATAGTGCTTTCTGTAACGGAGGATTAAATGAATTAAGATATTGTGATGTTGAATTAAACGTATTAGAAAAAGAATATGTAAATGCCAGAAATAGATTAGAAAAACAAATATTAAAGGGCAATAATGAAAACGTGTACTATGTTGGCACAGATGGACCAACAGTTTGTTTAGAAGATGTATATTTAGAAATATTAAGAGAAGGAGAGGCAATTAATTTCATAGATCATAATAATGGTAAAAAAATAGGCTTTACTCTTAGTAAAGCAATAAAATCCTTATCCAGAGAAGAATTTGCGTCTGATGTATTAAAAACTGTAAAGGGTGGAGATGATGCTTGGACTGGATTTAATCTTATTCAAGGATGTTTATACGGAGAAGTAGTTTATGGATAAATTATGATACATAAAGATACACTAATATCGGTTATAGAATCTAATAGAGCGTGGTCGACTGCTAAGCATAGGTCTGCTGATATGCTATTAAAATATCACAATAGCCAGGAAATAAGAGACTACATTTGGTCTCTTTTTGTTAAAACCAAGGATTATTATTATTGTTCAATATTAAAAATGAAGAAGAATGGGAAAGAAGAGAGAAATAAATGAATATAGACAGGTAAAAGATTCAGTATATAAGCGGCCTAAAAGCCATGGAAATAGAATCAGTAGCTTATGTGGACTAGAGATAGATCTATTTGTAGAAGAAATGGTAAACGAATACCCGAATTACTATAGTCTAGGGCAAGCACTCCATCATATCTATCTTGAAAATAAAAAATTAAATGAATAGAAATGAACAAGAATTACACAAGGATATTAAGCGTGTGGCTATAGCCTTGGAAAAATTAGTTAAGTTAATGACAAAAATGATGAAAGAAAATGGATGATAAAACAACATATAATTACAAAGAAGATAGTTACCCATACATGTATCATTTGTCTAATCATAGAAGTAATGATCAGAAGTGGGCATGTATGATAAGGGAAAATTATACTAGCTACTTCAATAACCCAATATCGGTTAAAATAGGATACGGCGAAACTCCAGAGCTTGCATTTAAAAATGTTAAAGATCTAGAAGATGAATAGTATAAACATATAGAGATGCATAAAACTGAATAAATGAACACACAAAAGCAATCCTATTACGGAAGACATAACTTACCACAAAAGAATAAAATGTCAAAGGCATCAATGATCAATTTAGTTTATTACTATAATCTTAAAAAACTAGGAAGATCTGATGAGTACATATTTAATCTGATACAACCTGAAAGACGTGAACAGTTCTTTAAGGACATACTACACAGATATACACCAACACCAGTAAAAAAGAAAAATTGGATCCAAACACTATTTCAAGTAGAAAGATAAAGTAAAAACAATGAGTAAGAAAAAAACATATCACATTAGAAAAACAATTTTTCCAGAAAAAATTTCAGTTATTATTAATGATGGACTAGGAGTTGTAGCCGGTTTTAATTTTGATGAGGCAGTAAAGATGTGTCAATTATTAAACGCAAATTCTAATCATGATTGTAAATATGAATTAGTACAAGTAAACCAAAACAAAGATGACTGAACAAGAAATAATATCACTAGGCTTTAAGAAGGAGACAGACGAAGACCTTGATGGACCATTCTACTATTATGTATTAGACATAGTAGAAGGGCTATACTGTATTACAGATGCAAGTGATGAGGCTGCTCTTGAAAATGATGAGTGGACTGTAGAGCTAAGTTTTGACTGTAACCCAAGAATAAAGTTCAGGGATGTTAAGTCATTAACTGAGTTAATTAACTTATTAAACCAAAACAAAGAAGATGAGTAAATTAGAAGTTAAAAAATGTACATTAGAAATAATAGATTATTTAGGTAGTAGAAATGGTTTTGATGATTGGTGGATGCAAGTAGAGGATGATGAAGAAATTGAGATAACTAAAAAGTTAGAAGATATTATTGAAAGAAGATTAAACCAAAAAGAAGAAACCCTATTATGTACTCCTGATAATTGTAGACATGGATATTAAACCGAAACAAAGAAGATGAAAGAGATAACATTAACCTTAGAAGAATTAGAACAAGAAATTGAACAAGCATTTGTACATGGTCAGGGTAATTCAGTAATGAAAGAGAAGATTATACAAGTTCTGTAATGAGTAGACTAATAAACCAAAACAAAGATGAGAAATAAAGTAGAAATAGATGGTAAGTGGTATGAATTGGTACCCTTAGAAGAAGTAGAAAAAAAAGAAAGTAGTCCAGACCCTGTTTTCTATTACGGATGTGATAGTGAATGTGGGATTTTTAGATTCAACATATTATTAAATGATGATGGTGACGAATGGAAAGGTACTGGGTCATTAGAATACTACTCCAAAGGTGTAAATAATAAAGATGATGTTGAAATCTGGGATAATGACATTTTTTTAAAAGATGTGTTAGATAATCCAACAGATACACTTGTCATTGAAGTTAAAGAAATAATAAAACATAATAGTGGGGAATTCGAAGACTTAGTTCATTTACTAAAACAAGTTAGAGAAAAAGGGTGGATATAATCAAAAAAACAGACAATGGCTAACATTACATTAAAAAATAATCCGGTAACAACCTCAGGAAATTTACCTAACATTGGCGAGAGTGCAAAAAACTTTTCTCTTATTGGAAAAGATTTGAA